ATCTGCTTGTTTTGGGAGCTACCAATCTTATTAAATTAGTAGAATCTGGGTTTGTACCAAACATAGGATCTATGCTAGGTCTAATCTCTAAGTAGTTTCCAAGATCAGCTTCTTTGCCGAATAAATCTGTCCCGGTTTGATTGAATTTATAACTTATTGGGTTCTCCTTCGTTGAAGAAACATTACCACCAGATCCAATATTCTGAAGGTATTCTATTCTTATCCTAGAACCACCCTGAGGAACCATTCCAAAATTAGAATTACCAAAATAAACATCAAGACCTTCCTGTATTCCACCCTTGACAATATAGCCCTTTTTATTCAAAGGTATGTCATATAGCGAATCGTATTTTTTCCACTTCTCCTCATTAACATAAACATCAACATAAAATTGATCTATATAAGAAGCAGCTTGTGAGGGTATATTATAACTTTGTAAAGCAAGACCTGTTCCGGTAACTAGAAAAGAATTAAAATTACCCTGGACTATTTTGCATCTTATAGGATTAGTTCCTCCTTTAAGAGGGATTGTCACCTTCTGAGAGCCTAATATAAGAGAATAAACCTTTCCGTTCTCTTGGCATCTTATCTGTGTGTGATTGTTTATTATGACTGCCCCACCATCTACATCAGATTCTCTTGTATTCCACGCTACATAGACCTCACCCTGAGATGAATTGGATCTACCAGGATCATATCCTGATATTCTAGCTAAGCTTCTAACCGAATAATCTCTGGTAGCATTTTCTATATTTAATTCTGTTATGGAATCTTCTATAAAATAAAGAATCATCTGGGAAAGATTCTGAAGAACAAATAGAATCTGGCCCCATGCAGAGGAAACTGTGAATAGATTAACAGTTTGATTATAGGTGTCCTGAAGAAAGTTAAATGTGTCATTCAGAAGCCCATTGATCAGTATGTTATTTTTCTTAAAAATATTCATCTTATAAATTATGTTACTCTTAAAGTTACAACCGGACTTAATCCACCATCAGAAGGTATCATGAAATCTAGCGTTACTATATCTCTTTGTGTTCCCTGATAAAATTTGAGTTCATAAGTTCCACCTAATGTTCTAAAAAGAGGAATATACGTACCTATAAAAATATCAATCTCATTTTTAAGACTCGTCTCTGAGAGATTTAAATTAAAAAGTAAATCCTCCAGATTTAGTCCAAATTTAGGATCACCTAAAACTTCTCCTTTGTTAGTTAAAAGCAACATTTTTAGCTGTCCTATACAAATTTCTATAGGATCTGTTGTTTCTATCTGGTAAGGATTGTATTTTGGATCCTTAGGATCTCTGTTATAAATCTCTCTCATGCTTAAAATTCGTATTATATATCACTAATTTCTAAGTCACATAATCTACAAAAAACCCCAAAATCTATAAGAATTTGGGGTTTAAAATTAATTAATAATATTTTAATTCCATTGGAGAAAGTAGCTAGGAGTGTTCTCACCATTTATCATTTCCATAACCTCCTGAAGCTCTGCTTCCCCTGTCGCTTTAATATCCCCCGAATTTACTTGAATACCCCCGGGTAAATTGTAATTAAAAACTGAAAGCATATTAGCTAAAGCTATTTTAGATTTGGCTATACAATATCTAACAAAAAGCTCATCACTGAAAAGATCCTCGTCATTAATAGCAACATAACATCTAACTGCAACATCCACACCACCAACACCAAATCCTTGTGCCATTTGGGAATTTGCAGATCCCCCGTTCTTTCCTGATCTTGAAGGGTCCCTACCTAATATAGTTAAATTTTTACTATTCTTATTCCACTTGAATGCAAAACTGTTTAAAAGATATGCTCTAGATAAATCAAAGTAAGAATACATTACAGTTCTATAAACAAGATTATCTCCAACAAATGGTGAAAGCAATAACTCAGATCCTAAAAGTTTAGAATCACTGAAATCTCTATCAGGATTACCAGAAATCCCAGATCCCCCAACTTCTCTTACATCATATACGGTAACTATAGAATCAGGGAGTCTTAATTGTCTAGTTGATCTAAATTCTTTATGTTGAAATATGGAATTAGCAAGGATAAAAACCCTATCCTCTACAGCGTATTGATAATTATCTCTAAACCAAGATTTAGCTCTATTTATAATTCTTTCAACCTCCTGACGATTTAGGTTGTACGGGAGAGCGCAACTAAAAGATAGTGCATCCTCTATTTCTTGTACCAATCCATCTAATATCATTTTCTAGGGGTTATTTTAATAGTTCATATTACCGAACCTTGATATATTGTATTTATCATTAAGATCCTTTAGCCTACTGTCAGTAACAAACCTTTTGTTTCTAAGCTCGTCCCATCCTTTTACTTTATATGTGTCTTTACTTACATTTGAAGCTTCACCAAGATTTCCTGCTCTAAAAACACCGCCTTCTATTTTACAGTTAACATTCTTTCCCTCACAATCAATAAAACAGTCATTTAGCTCGTTAGTGAATTCAACTATAGTTGACTTAACTTTACATGAAAATAATTTAGAATCACTAACAATATTACAATCCTCTAAAGATGACTTTTTTATCTCACTGCTATAAATATTACAATTAGTCAGAACACCGTTCTTGATATCACAAAGAATTAGATCTACACCATTTATCGAAACTGCTTCCCTACTTCTAGCTTCCTTAAGTTGATATTTACCTGTAGCTGTATCATAGTTGAAATAGCCTGATGTAACATTTCCTTCAACTATAATTTCAAAAAGTTTATCTCTGATTACTGGAAAATATGTTTTTATATTTTCTTCCCATCCTTTAAGATCTACGAATAAATGAAAATCCGGATAATTTCTAAAGAAAAATTCAGGATTGTTAAAAGATTTAACAACCTTAACATAATCCTTCATCATATTCTGTAGCTTAGCAAGATCATCTTTAGTGTATCCGCCTATTCTTCTACTTAATATGTCATAAAGATATAATATAACATAGTCAACAACCTCTCTTATCTCCTTTATCTTTTTCTGATAATCTCTGTTTCCTAAATATCTGAATTCAAGATATCCCTTAGATATTTTTGTAAAATTCACACCGTAATATTTGTCATCAGGAATTTTATACATCTTAGGATCAATAGATGTTATATTATCAAGAAGTGAAAATCTATTTCTAGGAACCACTCTTTTTACAGATTTAGCATAAACATTCTTAATCCTATTTCCAAACTTATCGTATATCTTACCCTCATCCAATCCTAATATAAATTTAAGTCTATCTAAATTTTCAATATTATCTTTTATATCCTTTCTAGATTTATCAAAGCTTACTGAAAATTGAAAAGCACATCTATCATTAGTCCACCCATTCTCGTCTATCCATTTTAGGGTTTTGATCATAATAGGTATAGCCTCATTATAAGGAAGGGGTCCGGTTATGAATTCTACCATTTTACCTCCTCCTGAATAATCAGGCTCTAACTTAAAAGTATTCGCATTTACCGGAACTTTAGAGTGATACTTTTCTGAAACTATCACTTTTTTATTAAGAACCTTACCCAATGCATCCGCAGCTTTGCCCTTAAGCATATTTGTATAGAACTCAAACTCAAATCCAATTTCAGAAGAGCTAAGAGCATACAGTTGATCAAAGTGGGTTCTTTCGTTATTCATTTACTGGTTCTGCAAATATTTTTCCTGTATTAGGTTCAACCTCATATATCGAAACAGTTAAAGAATCACCCATTTTTAAGTTAGCCATGTTCTTTCCAGATTTATCATGAGGGATAAGTGCCATAAGACCGAATGGAATTAATTCTATAAGTGTTCCATTTTTTCTTTTGTGCTTAATTCTTGCTTCAACTTGTTCTAAAGTACCATCTTTTATTTGATTATCAAGATCCTGAAGAATAACATTTCTTTCTAGGGGCTTTTCTAAAGTTAAAGTTAATCTGTTATTGTCCTTTATTTCTTTAACGTAAAATTCTATCTCGTCCCCAGGAGAGAATGATGATATAGTGGAATCGTTTTCGAATTCAGTTTTATGAATTAATCCAGTGTAAACTTCTTCCCACTCAACGAAAACACCAAACTGGCTAGTTCCTGTAACTGATCCCTTATATTTCTTAGTAAGATCGAGTTCTTGGATTTTAGAATCCATTATTTTATTAAGGTACTTCTTGTAAGATATTATAAAAATATCCTTGCCTTCCACATATCCTTCAATCATAACAGGAATCTCTTTTCCTATATAAGATTCAAAATCAGTAATTCTATTAGCAGCAGCTAGAGATCCAGGTAAAAAACATTTTATACCAGAGATGCTTGCGATGTATCCACCTTTGTTAATACTCTCTACTTTAGCTCTATAAGCATGAGAAGCCTTCTTTATTTGTTCAAAGAATTCCATTCTTATACTTTGAGCATAATAATCTACAACCGATCCTGTATAGCTACCCCCTATTTTTTTAACAGCAGCCTTAAATTCTGATCCTATATTAAATACAATAGTTTCAATATTAAGTTTTACAGAATCTCTCAATTCTTTCCTAAGATCTATATAAATTGTTTGTCCCGCTGCAGTTTGTGCTAAAGCTTCAGTTTCGCTCATATTAGTTATTACACAGTTGTAAACCTCACCGTCCTTAAGATCTTTCCCTATAGAATCCATAAAGTCTGATTCATAGTTAAAATAAAGATTACTTAGCTCCTGTGCATAAGATTCATGTGAATAGACTCTAGCTCCCTCTGGGGATTTAATTTTTGGGTTAACCGCTCTTTTGTTTGGTAATGTCCAATCAAAATTTTCTGGTGAATTAAAACTCATTCTTTTTGTTTTTAAAAGGTTTAGTGATTAAAAGTTATTTAGTTATAGTATATATCAAATCTTAAGTTCCTTGAATTAAATAAGTGATTATTTAGTTTTAGAAATCTGACTAAGATGGATATTATCCTGAATTAATTGGGTTGGCATAGAAGACTCCCCTGATGGTGTGGAGTGGGTGTGTGAATTATAGAGGGATTTAAATGAATCACCAAGAATAAGTCTTTCAGCAGCGTCTTCACCTAATTCTATATTACCACTGTTAATTATAACAGTTTGTTTACCGTTCTTCTTCTCCATTCTAATCTCGTCGTCGTTCATTTTTAGAACTATTCTAAGCTTTTCCTTATCTGTTCCGGCATTCTGTGTATCTAATTGAATTATCGCATCACCCAGCTGAAAAACTAATCCCTTCTTCCGGGTATAGATAATTTTAAGAGCCCCTGGTTGAGCCTCCGAATCATATACTAGTGATTGTGTTCCGTCATATGAATTTTCATCTCTAAGCTCCTGAAGTAAATCATCTGAAAGTTCTTTTACGTAGTGAAAATTCATTTTGTAATAATTATCATCCTCAAAATGAACAGAAACAACAGTCCCTATTCTGGGAATGGATGTATTACCACCCCCGTAGTATCCGCCAAAGGATAGACCTGAGATCTGTTCAGCCCATGGCAAATCATCTACCGGTATTCCATCAAAAATTCCAAATACTTGTACTTTTGCTCTTCCCTGATAAAGTGGATCTTTATTATCTACAACTTTACCAAGGTATGTTTTTTCACTTGGCATAATTATTCAAATTCTGATTTAGGTGAATTATATCCTCCTGTACTAATATTATATTTATCAGGGGGTTTTAGATTTCCCAAATTTATAGGTTTATCGATTAAAAAATCTCCGGAAACGGGAGGATAATCCCTTCCAAGATCGCCTCTCATTCTGGAAGATGCAAATGATTGGACCTGAGGATATACAGGCTCCGGCATTTCACCTTTGAAATTACTTAGAACATCAGAGTTAGAGATAGTTGAGTCTTGTTTTGGATATATTGAGGTTTGCTCTATCTGATTAGGAGAATTAGTTGAAATTTGATTTCCGTAAACTCTTTCAGCAGATCCAAAAGAATTAGTCATACCAGGAGCGGAATAAACCTGATCTGCGGATAAATTAGATGCTGGGATATTTGATTGATTACCGTAAACTCTATCTCCTGAGATTTGGTTAGAAGGATTATTTTCTAAACTTCTTACGTAAGAACTATTCTGTGCTTCCAAATCATTTACTGGGGAATTTGGATAAACATCTCCAGAAACTTTATTATAAACACTAGGATTGTTTAGCAGATCTTTTCCTGGAACGTGTGGATATTCATCATCAATTCCTGGATTATTGTAAATTCTATCAGGAGCACCAAGATCTTTACCTGGATTATTTGGGTATACGTCACCACCTGGTTTCGGGTAGATCCTCTGAGGTGTTCCTACTTCTTTTCTAACCCCAAGATCCGTTCCTGGGTTATTTGAATATGAATCAGAAGGATCTGGAACTTTATAAGCTCTCTGGTCAGTTCCTAATTTAACACCAAGATCAACCCCAGGAACCCCCTGATAAACATCACCACCAGGGTTCGGATAAACCCTTTGAATAGATCCGCTGTCTTTTCTAACACCAAGGTCTGTACCAGGATTTCCAGGATATGAATCTCCATAAGGCGGAACATAAACTCTGGAAGCTGAGGATCCTTCCCTAAGAAGTCCTAAATCTGGGCCAGGAGAGGTCGGATAAGCATCTCCATTAGGTTTTGGATAAACCCTCTGCGGGGATCCAACATCACCTTTAACCCCCAAATCAGGACCAGGGTTTCTTGGATACTCGTCTCCCGACGGAGCTCTATAATTTCTCTGGTAATCTCTAGAGCTACTATTTAAACCTAAATCAGGTCCAGGTACGCTAGGATATACATCATCACCGGTTTCTTTATAAACTCTTTCAGGAACACCCAAATCTTTACCAGGTACGTTTGAATATGCATCTCCCTCTGGAGATTTATAAGCTCTCTCATATCCACCAACAGATAATCCTAAATCTGGTCCGGGAACTCCAGTGTATGCATCGCCACCTGGGTCTGGATAAATTCTATTAATATCTATTTCTGGACTGCCACCTTTATAGCTATCATCAAGATTAGGATATGCATTACCCTCTGGTTTTTTATAATTTCTAAGGGGAAGTCCTAAATCTTCCCCTGGTGATTTAGAATAAACATCTCCATCTGGTTTTGGATAAATTCGGGTTTGTCCGCCCAATTCGGGACCAGGAACCTCCTGATACACATCACCATCTGGTGAATTGTAAATTCTATCAGGAACCCCTAATTGCTTACCTGGTGAATCGGGGTAAACGTCACTATTCACGTTCGGATAAACCCTTTGCGGAACACCCAAATCCTTTCCAGGTGAACCTATGTACTCATCGTCTGAAAGTGTACCGTACGTTCTTCCTGGCAATCCTAAATCTTCACCTGGCGATTTATCATAGACATCTCCACCTGGAGCAGGGTAAACCCTTTGAGGAACTCCTAATTCTTTTCCTGGAACATCTAAATATTGATCAGCAGCGATTCCCTCATATACTCTTCCAGGTAATCCAAGGGATCTACCTGGTGAATCTGGGTAAACATCGCCCTCGGGATTTTGATAAACTCTTTCAGGCTTGCCTAATTCTTTACCTGGAACCCCGCTATATTCATCACCAAATGGTTTGCTATAAATTCTTTGTGGGAGTCCAAGATCACTACCTGGAGAATTCGGATAAGAATCACCGGATGGCTTTGTATAAATTCTTTCTGCTACTCCCAAATCTGGACCAGGAACTCCAGTGTATTCGTCACCAGAAGCAGGTTGATAAGCTCTATCAGGAACACCTAAAGAAGACCCGGGTACTTTAGAATAAACGTCACCTGAAGGTTTATTGTATACCCTATCAGGTGCTCCTAGTTCAGGACCAGGAACCCCTGGATAAGTATCACCATCAGTTTTTGGATAAGCTCTTAAAGGAAGTCCTGCATCAATTCCTGGACTATTTGGATATACATCGCCATCAGGCTTTGGATAAATTCTTTGTGGTACTCCAAGATCTCCCCCTGTCGAATTAAGATCCCCAGGGTTACTTGGATATTCGTCACCTGTTGGTTTGCCGTAAGCTCTTTGTGGTAAACCCAGATCTCTTCCTGGTACATCAGCATAGGAATCACCTGTAGGATTGGTGTAAACCCTTTGGGGAACACCCAAATCTCCACCAGGATTATTTGGATACCCGTCACCTGTTGGTTGGTTATAACTTCTTAAAGGAAGTCCAAGATCTTTGCCTGGAGAATCTACATAAGCATCTCCAGATGGTTTTGGATAAATCCTTTGAGGTACGCCAAGATCTCCTCCTGCAGCATTGCTACCTCCTTGAGAACTTGGATTTCCTGGATTAGTTGGATATGCGTCGCCCGATGTTAAGGGATAAGCTCTTTGGGGTAAACCTAGATCTTGACCTGGGGATGTTGTATAAACATCTCCTGAAGGTTTTGGATAAATTCTTTGGGGTACACCAAGATCTCCTCCTAATGAGTTAGGATCTGATGCATTTGCTGATCCAGGATTAGTCGGATAAGAATCACCGGAAACTGATTGATAAGCTCTTCTTGGAAGACCTAGATCCTGTCCAGGTGAAGTTGGATAAACATCTCCGGATGGTTTTTGATAAACCCTTTGAGGAACCCCGAGATCCCCTCCATTTATATTTGTTGAGTTAAGACTTCCTGGATTATTAGGGTATGCATCTCCTGAAGGCTGTTGGTAAGCTCTAGGGGGAACACCAAGATCACTACCTGGTGAATTTGGATAAACATCTCCCGATGGTTTTGGGTAAATTCTCTGAGGAACTCCTAAATCATTTCCAGGATTTTCAGGATATTCGTCTCCACCTGGGGAGCTGTAAGCTCTTCTTGGAAGTCCAAGATCAGTTCCTGGTGAATTTATATACTGATCACCGGAAGGAACAGGATAAATTCTCTGGGGAACTCCTAGATCCTGTCCAGGATTGTTTGGATACTCGTCTCCGCCTGGTGAAGAGTATGCTCTTAAAGGCAGTCCCAAATCCTTACCTGGTGATGTTGGATAAGCATCATCACTGACTTTTGGATACACCCTACCAGGGCTTCCTAAATCTTGTCCAGGATTTCCTAAATATTCATCGCCAGTAGGTTTTACATAAGCTCTTTGAGGAGGACCCCCGAGACCATTAGTTTGTGGATTAGGAAGTCTATTCCCAAGTCCGTTAACTCCTCCTAAACTTTGTAAAAAATTCTGTGCGTTATTGAAAGAAAGATTTGTTCCATTGAGAGCAGCAGTATTAAAAGTGTAGGTGTTACCAAGAATTGTTCTATCAACTCCAGATAAAGCACCAGTAAGAGTAGCTGCTCCCTCATTGATTAGATCATTTAAAGAATTGCTTATAAAGTTTGTTAAAAGTTCTTCGCCTATAGAAAGTATTTGGCTTTGATCCTTTGGATTCTTTTGAACTGAAGATCTTCCACCATCCCAGCTATCAGCTAGGATTAAAGGATTTCCGTCCTGTCTAATGTTAGGGAATTGTGATCTCATTCTAACATTACCCACATGAACTTTAAATCCCTGAGTAGTTAAATCGGGTTGATTTGTACCTGGAGAAATTGAACTAGTTATAGGTGTGCTTTCTGCAAAATCAAACTCGCAATTTCTGCACTCAAAAACTATAACAGGTTTAATTCCTGATTGATCTTGTTGATTTCTAAGAAGAGATATATCACTGTCTAAGCCTGAATTATTAAGAACGTTTCCTATAAAAGAAGTAAACCCATTAGTTGGGTTGGTTGCTCCACCGGAAGAATATTGTTGATTTTGTTCTCCTGCAATTTGGGTCACTCCCAGATTTGTCCCGGGATTATTTCCATTACCTAATAAAGAGGAAAGATTATCTATGGTTTTAAGAGTAGACGAAGATCCAATCAATCTAGAGGTTTTGAAAAAATTTCTTATTTCAGAAACAAAGATATACATTGTAAACCTTCTAAGATTCCTAGGAACAACCTCTCTCATATTATCATAATCAAAAGTTGCTTGATTATAAAGTGTTGCCAAAGCAGTCATTCTTAGATTCAATGACTCCAGTGTTTTAAATTCTAAAATCTTACCTGCAGTTCTCTGCGGGTTAAAAGTACCTGAGCTATCATCAGGAAATCCAGTCCTAGAAACTTTAGCTAAAGCATCTAGTCCATTTATAGATTGAAAAAACCAAGGATAATTATTAACAAGATCTTTTAGAGTGTTTTGGAATTGAACAAGCATATCTGCTCTTTTTCCACCGTTTATAAACCCATCCTCCCTTTCGCTTAGATATGTTACTGCAGAATAAAAAGCTATTTCACCAGCAGGTCCAGGCTCCTTATAGTCGTATTGAGGTTGGCCGAATGGATTTCTGCTTACGAAACTATTAACACCAGTGTCAGCTAGATAATTGTCTTTCTTAAGTATTGGACTAGGAGGTAAACCGTCTTCAACGCCAACAGGTAAAACCCCAAAATCGAAAACAATTTTAAATCCAAGATATGTTGGATCCTCGTAGTTCCCTTGTTTTGAAAGTTTAAATCCCTTTAAAAAGAGACTCCTTAATTGATCGGTTGCTCCTAACATTTAACTTTAAATAAATTTACTATATTTATCACACTTTTAAAATATACTTTTTGTAGGCGATATTGGGAATGCCTTAGGTATAGCACCAGACGTATTAAGATTCCAAACCCTTTTGGCTAAAGTTAATGATTGTCTCATTCTACCCCCTGAATCACTCCAATACACGCTCATACCCATGACAACGTAGTTGCCTGAAAGGAATGTATCGATTACAGGAGTTTGTGTGTCATTTGACTCCCTATTACCTTGGTTACCAACATTCTGTTGTCTTATTCCATGCTCACTCACATAGATTTGAACAGGAATAACTTGACCTCTATAAATGCCAGGAAAATAATTTTCAAGCTCAACCTGTAATGTCATTTTAGTAGCATCGTTAAAGTTCACTAAATTCTGATATTTAGCATGAAGAAAATTAGGGTGTACTCCACCATCACTTCCAGGGATTTTTGTATTTAAAATTCCTAGCCATTCTATTCTTTTTTCATCCTGATATGAATTATCTCTAGCTCTACCTTTTTGTAGAACCATTCCGTCGCCAACATTCTCTGGAGTTTGAGACTCTATATTATATTTAATGTATTTTTTGGATGGATCTAAAATCTTTTCATTCTCATCATAAAATCCTATTTCGTTAACATAACCCATTTGATTAGTATTATTACCAGCTTTAGAAGTTAGTGTATATCCTATTATAAAATAAGGGATCTCACCATAGCCAATAAGATTTGTAAGAACAAGAGGAGCTTCTACTGGTTTGGGATCGGGTGTTCCCGGTATACGGTTACTTGCTTGAAATCCGCCACCAACATAGCCAGGGAGATATACAGCCTTCTGATCAGGCGGAGCTGAATAAGCAAATTGGGAGCCAAGATTGACAAAATTAAGATTATAATAAGAATCTATCCAGCAATCAAAAAAACTTGTTTCATCATCCTTGTATGCTCTTATAGAAACACTCTGCATAAAATCATAATATGAATATGCTGGGCATAGCCATGTCATTTTATCATTTAATGTTTTATCATTTGTAGAAAATCCAAGATTTAAATCTTGGGAAACACTAAGTAGACATTCCAATGATGAAACATCTCTGAAGGATTTAATTCTTTGTGTGTAAAGTCCAGGAATTCTACATTCTCCAAGTATTGTAAATTTTAGATTTCTCCCTTTACCCTCTGGATCTGTTCCAGATGAATCCATTCTACTTGAAGGCTCACTTGAAACGTTTAGAATATTAAAATCCATTCTAAAAGGTTTATAGAAATCACCAGGCGATCTCATATACACCGATGCTATATCTCCGTCTTTTGGATAGTTTACCGATATGAAAACTGCTTCCTCCGCAATAAAAGTAAATCTTACCATAGGGAGAAATCCATCAAGATTTAAATTAAATCTCCTCATGTATTGGGTAACATTGTATCCATTTATGGTAATAAAAGGTGCAAATAACCCTGTATTTTTTATCGCTATATCTGCTTGCCTTCTAGCATCACTAAGACTATCAGATCCCCCACTCTTATCTATTTGAACCTGCTCATCTAGCTTTATATTATTTAAAGCCAAGCTAACTATCTGTATATCCTGAAGTGTCATACTGATGAATTTAAATATTCGAAGGTGAATTAAATCCTCCGCCGCCTGCGGAAGGAGCTAAAACAAGGTACCCGTTTTGTTTATTTATTGAAGATTCTCCTGGCTGTGTTACGTTAGGAGGAAGAATCATATCAGGACTATTCTTTATTTTATCTTGTAAAAATTTCTTCCTTCCGTCACTAACCTCGAATTTTTTCTGCTCCTGATTTTTTCTAAACTCCTGATTTGGATTCGTATTTGTGTCAGATGAGTATAATTTTTGATTCTGTATTTGTCTAGCAGTAAAAACATCCTCCGCGGTTTTATCGTCAGGAATAGCTAACAGTTGTCCTTCCTTTAATGCGAATGGATTACTTATTCCATTAAATTTAAGTAGCGTTCCAACCTTTTTTTGATCCCCCATTCTTAAAGCTGCTACAAGGTCTGGACGCATTTGAAAATAATCAGGGATCATCATAAATGTTTTATATGCAGGATCTACCCCCTGATAAGATATAGAAGGTTTTGTTAGATCCCAAACCCCATAGTTAGATAGATTTAACTGGGCAGACGGATTGAACGTCGATTTATTTCTAACTAGCGTATCTATTTCTAAAGCCATTGTTAAAAGTTAGTTTAAAGACCTGTTGTATTTTTTTGCCAGGTTGTTCCGTCTAAATAGTCGTTCTTAAAATTCTCAGAAAGAACATTACCATTGACGTCTCCGAAGGAAGCGTAGGGTTGTGCGTTAGCAGAGGTTGATAATGTGGATTGATAAAGTCTTCCCGCACCTCTATTAAATATACTTTCTATTTCGCCTCTTTCTCTATCCCTTCCGTGAGTTAATGTAAATGTTGCTTTTATCCCAGTTGGAAAATCATCAGGGCCTAATGATTCAGAGAATTCTATTTTAACGCCATTACAAATAAGATTACCTATCATTGCAATAGGGTTAGTCGGATTGCCTACAGTTAAATGCCATTCGCCTACAGGTGCTCCCGTTAAAAGTGAAACGGGAACTTTATAATTTTCTGTAAATTCTTTTGAAACTGCAAATCTAAGTAGTCTACCAGCTCCTGCTCCTAACTCCTCTGCAAGCTTATCAACTTGGGATGATATCTTAGAAGGATCATTTCCGCTTTCTTGCAAAATGCTAGAAAGTTTACTACGAATATCTTGGATTTTAGAATCAGCAGAAGTATCTGCAGGGTCGCTATCCTGAGTCGATCCTGTACCTTTTGTTGACTTGGTTATATCAGTTGCAAAATTCTTAAACCATTTTAAAGGATCTTTGTAATAAGTTTCCAAACCTGCATTTCCTCCAGGAAATCCTATAGGTGGAAATGCTGCATCGTATCTAACATCGGGGGTTAAGAAGTTACCATAATTTGTTCCAATTGATAAAAGATTACCCAGTATATCAAGCATAGCAGCTTTAGAGTTTACCTCTGAAACTGTTGCCAATTCATATTCAAAAACTACATTAATCTCGCCCCAAGCGAAAGTAAGACCCATTCCTCTAACCCATGTTTTCTTTACGACGTCTACTGGGACATAAATATATTCTCCCATTACGCCGGACTCCTCTTTTGACCTATTTCTAAATGCATTTGTTCTTATTGCACCGGTTACTGTTTCTCTTGGATCGGCAGCTATGGTTAATCCATTAACTAGGGTTTTACCTAGATCAAAAGCATTACCAAGAACAGGGGATAGCTTTTTAAGTGAGTCCCCAATAAAAGCCATGGGACCAGCGCCATCCATGAATATACCCTTTGAGAATGCTTGTTGGTTTCTAGTCTGTTCTTGCTCTTTGTCTTGCCATTGAAGGCCTGATGTGAATGATAAGAGAGATGATAAAGAATTTCCGGTATTACCTCCATACCAAGTAACCGCTTGAGCTACAGGTCTGCCCGCACCTTCCGCGTGATAAGAATCAGTACTTTTTATTGCATCGGGAACCGATAGGTTATCTAAAACTGGTGTAGGGAATCTTCTTAAAGTTATCATGTAATTATTAGGAATTGCCCCATAATATTTACAATATAAAAAATCCTTCCAGTAATAGGGAGCGGAAAGACCCCCAATTATATTACCTGTATATGAAGTAGAAGAAACAAGACCAGATAAGGTTCCTGTATTTTTAGATGAAATTAACTCATTATTTTGTGTCTCCCTAACAAGCATACCTGCTGAAGGGTTTTTTGATGCTAATGATGATATAGTCTTGTTATAAGAAACAGACTCTGATCTATAGTAAGAATTTATATAATTATTATCAAAACTGCCAAGGGAATAGAATAAGAACTGACCATACTTTCCTGGATTTCTCTTTCCAGCTTCATAAAATAAAGATCTAGCAGTAGTACCCCTGTTAGTATTAGATCCTAGATTACTGTATCTTGAAATGAGAGCATTCGAGTCAGATTTGAGAATCTGCTCTTCCGATAGATCTTTTAAAGCCATTTATCCTTTCACTATTTTTACAAGTGATGGATAGTATACTCAACGTTTTCGGTTAATTCGGTAAAGAAATCTTCCAAATTATCAACAAATTCAGGGGTAGAGTTTCTATAGCAAACTAGCATACTATCGCACTTTGTAGTATATATTCCATGAATAATTTTCTTGCGAATAGTGTAGTTTAATATAAACTCCGATTCAGTGGTTAATTTATCTGTTTCATATCCTAGATCTCTGATTATCTTAGAAATGTCAACTATGTAAAAATCACACTCGTTTAAGTGTAATTTTTTTTTGGCCTCTTTTGAGGAACTCTTGGATATGTAAATATTCACTTTAGGTTTATTGGGAATTTTTTATTCTTCATTTTCACTCATTTCATCCCAATCAGCTTTTAGAAGTAAAGAATTGAAGTTTGAGTAGTCTGGAGATTCTTGTCCTCTGTAAATGAATATATCATTTCTTTCTACAGATGCTGGATTTTTAGAAAGACTATCCATGATCTCTTTATTTTTAACATCCTGAACAAACATCCGATGTTTATTTTTTCCCTCTTCTATTCTTTGAGATAACTCCTCAGGAGTTTTTTTTCTATCAGGTAATTTTAGACCAAGCTGTTTTAATATTCTCCTTTGCTCTTTTCTAGATATTTGATCCATATTAAAAAAATTTAAATTTCAGCAGTAAATCCTTTAGGTTTCCCAAAAACAGAATCATCACGATTGTACATATCCATTCCTACAACATACTTAAAAAGTTTTAAAAATAGAGCAGGAACAAAAACGTCTTTGACCTTTACTACATCATTTGATGATATAAATAAAAATTCAGATTGTTTTTCATTTTCAGAACCATCAGTTGTAGCTTCTCCCCTTTTAATACCTGTAACATCTACTGCAAAACAAGGATGCTCTGTGTCAACCATTTTGGAAGCAGTAACAGTTCCGAGGAAAAACCATTTGCTATTATCAGGAACAGAAAATCCTGATTCCTCTTTAAGCTCTCTTTTTGCAGTTTCTAAAAAATTAGGATCCTCATCCTCGCATCTTCCCGATATTAATGTTGTCGAAAATCCACCTTCTCTAAATAGATTTCTTTCTTTAAGAACCCCTATAGAAAGTGGATGTCCACTATCATCTGAAATATAGGGAAGTATAATAACTGAATCAGATTTTGGAATTATCCCTATGTGACCATTTCTATCTATCACATCAAATCTTGGAGAAGATGAAATAATTTTATCCTTTATAGTTTCTGGCATTTTACTCTTTTATTTCTTTTTCTATTTTCTCCGATTTTTTAGATTCTGTTTTTTCGGAGTAGTATGATTTTTTAACAGAGTCAGCTAAAGCAATTTTGATATTATTGATATCTATTCCATCTAAAACGAAATCAATTATTTCTTTTTCAGCTTCATCAAAAGATCCTAAGAGAACATTATATAAATCCTTAGGAGGAAGATTCAATTTTATCTTAATTGAAACCTCGACCATGTTCTTTTTTTGTTTTCTTAATAATTTATATATCGGAGAGTCATTTTGAAGATTTTCAGAATCCTCATAAACAATAGATGTTACTGCAGAATCTTTATCTATCTTTGGTTTAAATGTTTCCTGACTGTGCGGGAGTTCTTTAATGACAGGCGGTGAAGGTAATGTTAACATATACTCGTCTATCAGATTAACATTAATTCTTCTCCCACTTTGAAATTCTACAAATATGAAATCTTCATTATTTGAAATACCCTTATATTTTTCAATAACTGACATGTCATCGCCCTTTAACCATTGGAAGTCTAGGTTTGAATATTGATTTTGATATTCTGCAATTGTTTTTTCTGGATTCCCCATTTTTTTATTTTTTTTAGATGTCCCAAATAGGGACTTAAATAAATTCCCCATTATTGTTTTTTAGTATTCTTATTTAAAATTGTTTCTTCGCTAACTATCTCATAATTACCTGAATTTATATAGGAATTCAAAAAACCAGGAAGGTCCTTTAATATTAACCAGACTGACTTTCCCTTGTTTTTTTTCTTTGAATCATAATCCCAAAGCTCAACTATATTATCTAAAATTCTATCATTGTGTCTTGAGAATTCGACAACCTTATTCCCCGATTTTTTTCGGAGGATAATTTTGTCGTTATATCCTAATATAAAATCTGGATCAAATTTCATCTTTAATTGTAACAAATAAAAAGATGATTGTTTCGGAAATTTTAATTTAAGTTTTTAAAATAAATGTCTTCTATCTCCTGAGGGGGGAGAAAAAATGAAAGGGCCTTCATCATCCTTTTAACACTTTCTTCCTTCTGTTCTCCAGCTTTACGTGTATTGGAGTCGCTAGATTTTTTGTAATCTTTAGAATGGTTCTTTAAAAAATCTATAAAGTGATCAACAAAGTCACTCTGATGAGATTTAGTTTCTTTGCCCATTGATCTATTTATAAGATATGAATAATAAGGATTTTTACTTTTAAGTTCTGTAAATCCTATAGGTTCTTCTATTTTTGAAGAGGGGTCTTCATCATTTAAACTAAAAATACAGTTTTTAGAATCGTCTCTATGCTGAATATGAATACATGGGATTGAAGACTCCTCACCCTTGTAGATCTTAAAGGATCCCATTAAATCATACTTAGATCTTTTTCCCATTTCCACGAAAAAATCATTATCCAACTTTGCATTCCAACTGTGATTATCTTTTCTTTCTATCTCATCCACACCTCCTTGAATACCAAGAAGATCCAAGAAAAGATCGATATCTGATTTAGCACATTCTGTATTTCTTCCGTTTTTAACAGTAAGATAGTTAGCGAAATCCTCTATAAAGTCATCAATCGAATCAGAATTTAGATCCTTATCTTTATACTTATCAAAGATTACTCTTGAAACTTTCCCATTTTTATTCTTATCAAATTTCAAGAATTTCATAGGTATTTCTAAAAGTCCCAATTCCTCTCCAGCCTTATTTATGTAACTAATGTGAGCGATGTCATCCACACTATCAAATAATATGACCCTTGGTTTTTTTAGATCGTTATTGTCTGTTATATCTAAAACATCAATAGTGCAGGAATCATCAGAGTCCTCTATTCTTCTAATACTTGAATTTAAGGATTCTTTTAAATTTATAAAGTCTGAAAAATTTTCAATAATCATTGATTAATAGTTATAGCTGTCGCTTCCGAAGTGAACGGTAACGTCGAATTTCTTAGGATCTGTTGATCCATTCATGTTTATTTCCAATTTAGACGGATATGTTGGAATCTTATAATCTTTAGATTCTGCATGAACTTGGCCAATATCTATAGTTCTTCCGGGGATTAAATCTATATCAAATGACTTAGTAGGATTGGGATAATCATCTACAGTAAATTCAAGCTCGACCCCATTTAAAGAGAAATCTAATCCAGCTATCCCGTTCTTCTTGATTTCTAGATTTACGGAGTACTCTATAAATGCCTTGGCATCTTCTATTTCTTGATATTCTTTAGGTCTATTATGAATGTCAATATCTATGTACTTTATATCCACACCAAAACTATATTCCCCCCTAGGTGACTCTTTTTTAGAGAACGTAAAAGCTCCGTAATCGTAAATTCTAGACATCGATACTTATTTTTATTGTATATATCATTAAAGACAACTCTAAGGGATTAAAATATATAGAATAGCTAAAATTGAAGCAATGAAAAAGAATTTAAGTCCAATATGGTTTTTAAAGTCCCCATTAGACTCTGAACATAAGGAATATGTTTTACTTGACTATTTAAAAACAATAAGTAAAGATCTAAGTCATGAAAATTGTTTTGCTGTCATAAGGGAGATATCCAGAATAATAAAAGCTCTAAATGATTATAAAGCCAATAAAAAAATAGGGGATCGTACCATAAAGCTTCTTAGAAAGGAGGATAAAAAATTTATGGAGGATTTTTTATCCAGAGAATTGTTAAAAGAGGATTCCGCTATATTAGAAGAAATTGTGCAAAACTCTTTAGATACTTTGTACGAGTATTCTGAGATTTGCCTGGAAATGCTAAAGGAAGAGGAGACCAAGATAAAAATTTTTAAAATCCAGTCAAAATTTGATCCCCCAATAAAAAAGAATGATTCAGGTATACTTATAATCAGAAATATGGTTACCGATAAAATATTAAATTATTTTTTTAGAGCTCAGGTAACTATGAAAACTGAGGATGGTGATAAAGAGGTATTTATTCTTAAAAAAGTTCCAATCAAAAATACATTCTTCTCGTTAAATTACGAATACATTTATCATGAGATCCTTAATGAATTTAGTCTAAATAGCGGATATTTTCCCCACTTGTACGTAATAGAGATTAATGAAAACTTCGAAGAAGAATCTGAGATTTATAAATTAGCAAAAGAAAGATTCATAGATGTGATCTCAAATGGGCCAGCATAAAAAAAGGCCTTTTTAAGGCCCTTTTTAAAAAGATAGTTTATATTAAAAATCTTCTAGTCTAGTTAAAGAAAAGTCATTCTGTAGAGATTCAGTAGCGTGAATCATAGAAGTTGTACCAAAAGATGTGGCATCTTTAAAAATTTCTCCTTCCTTTCTCTCCACTCTAACTCCAGGAACATCAATTTTAGAGGTGTTACCAAAAACTGCATCACCGTATCCAACATGATCGTATGCTGGCTCTCTTTTTATAACTGAAAGACCTGATTTATCTAATCCACCCTGAGATTGATTAGACGGAGCCAATGGCTTATATCTATTATCATGAACCTTATTCACAAATTGAGAAAAATCTAGGATTTCTCTTTGAGCTACATTTTTTATATTCATTATGAATTAATTATTTATGCATTTGGGTTTTCTGCTGCTCCCATAAATGTTTTAAGAAATCCCCAAACCCCTTTATCGTTAGAATTCGAGCTTGAAGTGCTGGCATTTGACGTACTCCCCGTATTTCTATAGGTTTGTCCCAATCTTTGACTAAGAACATCGGAAAGTTTGGTTTTATCAGAACTGCTAAGATTGCTTAAAGCTTCTTTCCCTATATGTGAAGATCCAAGTATTTGAGCAAACATGCTAGTTAATTTATCTTGTCCTTCTTTGCTTAATAAAAGATTTCTAAAGTATGTTGAAGCTAATCCATTAGGTTTAATCCCCATTTTTTCTGCTATCGTGTCTATACCCTTTCTCTCAACAAATCTACGAGCAAAATCTGATAATTTAGGAGCCCAATAATCACCATTCATATTATTACCTGAAAGTATTGAAGGGTAATCGCCAATGGGAATTTCAGCAACAAACTCTTGTACAAATGCTGATAATAAAGATCCTTCGGAAAGTCCGATCTTTTCCATTAAGGCAGCAGTTATTTTTGTTTTAATTGTGTCCTGGAAAGCGCCCCCCAACATAGGGAATACACTACTCAAAACCCCGCTCCAATTAAAATCTTCATTTATTTTATAATCCTTAAGTTTTTTTATTCTAGCCATGAAAAACTTTTTTTCTTTATATATCTACTAATGATTTAGATTCTTATTTACTTCATTAAATCTAGGAAAAGATTAACCGCTTTTTGTCTATATTTAAGCTTGTCCTCCTTGATTTCTGGATTTTTAAGGGCTTCTTTTTTTCGATCTATAATTATCGAGGGAAGCAAAGGTCCAAATGTGTCCTTAAGTATTTTTTTATCAGTTCTCCACTCTATAGGTAGATGTAGCGCAAATCTAACTATCTCTAAATTAAGGAAAGGATTTCTTAGTTCCAATGTGTGAGCCATCGACATCTTATCCAATCTCGGAAGATGATAAAATGTAAGTTCCTCGAATATATCAGATTGCTGAGAATCATATTCATGGATTCTCGAATATCCGCCAAAAAGCTCATCGGATCCATCTCCGCTAACAACTATTCTATAACCTGACTCTTTTTTAACCGCTTCGAAAAGATGATATTGGGGTATAACCGATCCTAAATCAATTGGACCTTCGTTCCAATCACAATAAATCTCTGCCAATTTATTTGGATCCATATTATATTCTAGGAAGTGTATAGGGGTTTTCAAATGATCACTTAAAGCTTGAACGTAAGGGGTTTCCCCATTCTCTATAGAAAACCAGGTAACCTTGGCTTTTAGTTCTTTTAAAATAGCTGCTATGATAGAAGAATCTAATCCCCCAGACACTAACACCGATATAGGATAGTTTTTTGACACTAGACGGTGTTTTACGCTCTCAATCATTTTATCCCAAAGCCAATTCATATGAGTCTCGTAATCGGCTCCTATTAGCTCTTTAATGGGGGTTTCCCATGCTCTATAATACTTGGGAAAAATCTGATTAAAAAGAGGGGATCCAATATTATACGAATATATGTTATTCGGAAGGAGCCTTTTAATGTTAAGGTACGGTGTTCTCTCGTCTTTATTATATCCCCATTTTCTAACAGAACTGATATACGAGTGATCTATATTGCTCTGAGCTGTCATTATGCCCTTCATCTCTGAACAGATCTCTCCAAGCTCATTTTTATAAAGGCACTTCTTACCAAGCGGATCTGTAAAAGCTATAACATTTCCAGTTTTGGAATCATAAATCACAATTGCCCAGAATCCGTCCCAAGTTTGAATATGTGGTGTATAAACAGCAGCAAAAAATTCTATATTCCCACCTCTATAATTGGAAAATAAATTACAAAGATACTCAGTGTCAGAAGAGAATTTATCTTGGTCGTAATTAAAAATCTCACCATTAAACATAAGGTATACACCATCTGATATTTCTATAGGCTGTGCCCACTCATCTCCATCGAGTGTCTGAATTGGCAACCTATGATGGCAGAGAGTGACATCATTTAAATTCTTAAAAGACATTTCTATACCTCTATGACTTATAGAGTCAAGAAGTTCAGGCATCTTTTCAGCCCTAGTTGTAAGTAGGATTCCACACATTAGTTAAAAAGTAAATATTCAAAAAATGATTCAAGTGATAAGATAGATCCAAGATCAAAGTTATTTTTAAGTCTGTATATTTTTTTAGCTCCAAGCTCTTTGAACTTTGAAATCACAAATTCAAAAGCATCTCTTTCTAAGTTATTTCCATCTGCATAATCCCATTGATCTTTATTTCTGTCAGATTTATCAGGATTATCTCCATACACATAAACTATAGTGAGATTATCTAAAAGGTGATTATCCCTAATATATTCTATTTGTTTAACGACATCATCCTTGGATATTCTATTCTCAGAAATCCCCCAAGCTAAAACAGTGAGTATTCCTCTATCATGTATAAAATCAGGAGCATTTAGTAGATCTTTAGAAAGCTGCATTAGCATAAGCTCTTTACCCATAGAGAATGAATGGGCCTCTTTATTGTCCTTGCTTTTAAGATCTAATAAATTAAAATGATTGCCAAAATCAAATTGAAACCTAGAGATTCTAAATTTATCGGAGATGTGCTTAGAAAGATAGGTTTTACCCGAATTCCTAGCACCCTCAAAAACATATACCATAGATCTTTATTTTTTATATTACACAAATATAATAAAATTCCACGAGAATAAAAAAAGACCAGGGGTTCCTGGTCTTTTGGTGTAAAAGTTAAAGATTTATATTATGAGAAAATTTCTATAGTACCAAATTCATATCCATCACTTTCAAATAATTTACCAAATAATTTATTAACTACATCATTTCCTTTTTTATAGTATTCTTGAGCAAATTTCACAGTAGATCCTACTCCTGAAGAAATTGCAGATCCAACATTTTTAGCTCCTTGCCATCCTTTAGAAGCTACATTTTTAGCATGATTATATCCACTTGCTGCAACACTTTTAGCTCCATTAACAACAGACGTAAGACCTGATTTAATTGAATTTGCCATATATTGTGCGGCTTCTTTACTTTTTCCATAAACCCATTTAGCAGCTGAAGAAGCAGCACCAGCTAGAGATTTTAATCCCTTCCATGCTACTAAACCTAAACCCACACCAACAGCAAGAACAAATTTCATTGCGCTCCCAGTAACCATGGCAGCAGTTTTTCCTAATGCAGCAACAAATCCACCTATTGCAATTGCTCCCTTTTTAACGCCCTTCATAGCTCCCGATATAGCTTTACATGCTTTAGCACCGGCTTGAACAAAGCCATCGTATATCGCATTAAATCCTGCTGTTGCAGCACTGTATGCTTTAGTGCCAGCCCATTTTGTAATGTGGCCCATACCATGGAGTGCACTCATTGTTACTTTAACAGCTCCCTTAGCAACGTTTTTAATCAAACTAGATGCTGCTCCGATTATACCAGATGCTACAGCTAAAGGTGCCAGTACTACTGCTTTAGCTGTGAAGACAAGAGCTTTTTTAGCTTTCTCTGCAGTTGCCACATCTTTTATCCAAGAGAAAGCTTTAGATAAACCGCTCTTTGCAAATGCAGGTCTTTTGCTTATTTTATCAACACTTTCAGAAGCACCTTTTTTAGGTATACCTATGATATATGTTTGACCATTAATAGTAACAACACTTACGCTTTCAAACAATTTATAATATTCAGCATCCATATGGACACCACCAGGTGTTTTCTTGCCAGGAACTGCTTTTGTATCTTCGTTAATATGATTGGCTTCAATGTTATCCCAAAATTCGAAAATATCTTCTACAGTGTCATCTTCTCCGAATATTTCGCTATCGTATTCTAACATATCATCGGTAAATCCATAGGATTCGTACATGTCTTCAAATCCTGAGAATGTTAATATTCTTTTCATTTTTAAAATTGTTTATTTTGTTTTATATATTTTTTTTATATATCCAATTAAGCTTGCTGTGATGCTTGATCTGCCTCTGCATCCATTTTTGCTGCAACTGCTGGATCATCAGGAACCTCCTTCATTTCGTTTGCCATCGCATCTGCACCTTCTGTAGCAGCATGATATGTTGCCGCCATGGTTCCAGCTATTTGCTGATTGTCCGGGCTTTCAAGAGCTTCTGCTCCTCTTTTTGCAAAATCCTGTTTAATTTTTTTAGCTCCTTTAGCTACTATATCTAAAGTCTTTCTAAGCGTTTTAGTTTTATTAGCTAAAGATGATATCTTTTTAACCATCTTTAGTCCTTTAATAGCTTTTTTAGCTTTATTTAACGTGGATACTAATTTTCCTGCTTTCTGAACCTTTTGAGCAGTTTGTAAAACCTTCATTCCTTTACTTAAAAAGCCAAGAGATTTTGATGCTATAGCAAGACCTGCAGGAACACCAACACAGGTTAGAGCAATAGAAGCAACCATTATTATAATGGGAAGAGCTTTCTTTAAAGCCTTACCTATATCCTTTAAGCTTATCTTCTTGATATTCTGAGCTACTTTTTTAATGCCTTGTCCTACAGATTTAACACCCTTAGCTATACCCTGTCCAACTTTTTTAAAAGCTTGGCCTATTTTTTTAAAGAATCCCTCATTAAGCTCATAGATTTCAGACTCATCGAGATCTTCAAAAAAGTTAGATTCATTTAATAAACTGCAAAACTCTTTTAGCTCATCCTCATTTAAATCATCTAGACCAAGATCGTCAACAAGACATTGTGCAAAAGACTCCTCGTCTAATCCTTCAAATTCTTTCTCTATAAATTCTGCAAAAGTCATGTCTTCTGGATAATCATACTCCTCGCTTATATCTTCTACGTCCCATCCTTCCTTTATTGCAACTAGATCTAAATATCCTCTGCCCTCTGTAATAACTAGCTCGTCAATCATTCTAAGCTGTTCAACAGTTAACTCCTCGTCCAAATTGAAAGATGAGCAGGTTTCAAAAAGCGGTGATTTTTTCTTAACCTCTTTTGATTCAAAAATATTACTATAGGATACTATATTCCTCATTTGTTAGAATTTTTAATTTTTATTATATTCCAGATTCATCATCGTCATCATCGTCATCATCGTCAGCGTCTTCAGGTTCTGCTAATTTAGGAGCAGCTTTTTTAACTTCACTAGCTGTTTGAGAAGTGCTATTAAATAAGCTAGCAACATTTTGAACCGTAGCAGCATTATCAGGACTAAAGAAAGCTTTAGCTCCGTTAGCTTTAAGATCTGCAAGAACTTTACCTAATCCTTCTTGTGAAGCATCAGCGGATTGAGCTAATTCCGGATTAGAATCTGCATTTTTTATTAATCCCTGTAAAGTTTTTGATTTGCCTGCTAATTTAGCTATACCAGCTTGTACTTTACCAAAAGCACCTTGAAGTCCCTGGCTAATCTTTCCACCCTTCTGGAATAGAGGTTTAGCCTTAGCAATAATAGATTTAGCTTTAGGTATAACATTTTTAACTACCTTAAGAAGCCCACCAAGGAATCCCTCGTCAATTGACTCATATTCAGCATCAATCTCTTCCTCGTTTAAAGGCTGACCGTATGAATCATAACCTATGCCTTCTCTCATGCAGATTAAATCAAATGTGCAAATTCCATGCTCTTCCGCCAATCTATCAAGATCAGCTTTTTCTTGTTCATTAAGATTTGTAAAGTCTATATTCTTTACGCTTTCAAAAAGGTTAGATTCGTTAATCCTGCTATTCACTCCACTGTGTGAATTGGATTTTCCTGGTTCATAACTACCAAAAGATAAAAGATTTTTCATCGTTCGTTTATTTTATTTTTATATTTAAATTATTAAGCTTTAGCTTCTGCTGCTTTTAAATCTGCTTCCGTCCAAGGTTTAGGATTAACCACAGATTGAGATATTTTATTTTTCTCGCCATGTTTATTTCCCTCTTCTTTAAGATTGAAAACAACTTCTTTTATAGCATTTTGAACAGTTGCTAAATTACCCGCTGTTGCCTTATTGTCTTCACTAAACAAAGATGATTGCAATCTAGCATCATTATCCTTAATTATTTTAGAATAGCTATTAGATAATATTTTAACAACCTTTTTATGCTCAGGTAGTGTATTAGCTATATCAAAAAGTTTTCCTGTTGTTTTTGGATTTTTAGCTAAAGCCTTTTTAAGGCCCGTAATATACATACCAATAAGTGAATCTACCGCAGGTGTCGGCTTCAATTGAAGTCCTTTAAGAGCTTCAGTTACTTTAGGTTTGATCTCAGCTGTTTGCTTGTTTACTTCCTTAGCTAGCCATCCAGTTTCATCCTCATATAAATGGCCTTCAATTTCATAATCTGGCTGATATTGCATAGGACGTCCTAATTTATCATATCCCACGCCTTCTTGCATGCAGATCAAATCAAATGTGCAAAGACCTGATGTCTCTGCCATGTAGTCTAACTCTAAAAGCTCCTTCTCATTCAAAGATTCAAAAGAAAAGTCACCTGATCTTAAACTTTCATTTATAGACTGACTGTTTTTCTGTATGGATGAATAAGTATCAAACGGTAAAAGATTTCCCATATCTTAATTCTTTTGTTTTTTATATATCCTTATAGATTATCCGAATCTACGCATTTAAAAGGAGAAACCTGGGGTATCTCCGAAAATGATGTAGAGTTTATTCTTTTAACGTGAGCTGCTATTGAAGGGTAAATATCAGCAGCTATGTAATATAGGTTCTTACCTAAAATCTCTTTAACCCCAGCATCCTCAGGATCTTTTCCTGATGAAATTTTGATCAATGGGGAAAATCCAGAAAGCATTCTAGATGGATCTTTAACCTCTTCAGTATTCAATCTGTCTAAAAGATCTTCTTTGGTTGAAACTATTATTTTAGAACTTTCGAATCCTAAAAGAATTATTTCGCCAGAATCAACATCATCGATAGAAGATGTTATCGAGTCTTTAACTAATCTATTACAAGTTGACTCCCCCATAATATTATCATGTATCCATTTAATACAGCTAACGAATTTATCTCCATCAAAAGTTACGGTATTAGCAATCATAACTATAAGATTGTTTAGCATAGAAAAATCAGTATCTTCTAGATCTGGAGATTTTTCATTTAATTGCAAAACAGATTTAAACGATTGAGCAACTGGACCTCTTAGCAAATTATAAGCGATGTATGGAACAGTTCCATTGTCACTACAAGCAGAATATACCTTATCGTAAGCTCTTGAGTTTTTTGCGTCTTCCCCTATTTTTTTATTCAATTCTTTTATTCCTGAATATCTCCATTCTGGTCTAATCAGACCGAAAGTTTTCCATCCATTTAAATAGTTTGTAATAAAATCTAGACAGTCTTCATCGCTTAGATCTTTAAGCTTTCTCACTTCAGCCCATTTTGTCCAGTTGCAAGGTGTTTTAAGAGAGGTGGATGAAAGATTAATATTATATACACCACCCATAGAATAAAAATAGGAAAAGTCATCAACAGGCTGAGCCTCGTCAATTGCATTATTCCATGCAGATATAAAATCTTGGGTATATGAAGATTTAAGGCTTCCGTCGGATTTAATAAAATCATCTGCCTCTATTTTTATACTGTATACAGATCTTAGTTTTTTAGATAAGTTGCTAGCTCCTGTAGGTTTATTGTCAATAGGATCAGATTCGTCAAATTGTGGCATCTGAACATTACCCGCAATCGATTTGTATTGTGTCTCTAATTCCTTTTCAAACTCTGAGTTGTTTATAAAAATTTTTTCCTCGTTCAAATTAAATATAAATTCTCTTGTACCTATTAGATGATTACCAAAACGAGAGCTTTCGTTCACTTGAGATTTTATTTTATCTATAGCATTTCTTATCGCAACTTTGTCTTTGTATGAAACCCAATCCGATAGAAGGATAGAATCCAAAAGGGATTTATCTATCTCACCGTTTGTGTTTTTATTGCCAGAAACTTTCTGAATAGTCATAATCGCTGCCTGAGTAGAAGGTCCAAATTTTCCATTGTAACCTTTTTTTGCTTTGAGCAATCTACCGACAGAAGGAATGCCATTACAGATTGCAGTCTGTATAGAATATATTAAACCGCTGTCTTTTAATTTTTTATCAGAATCAGAATCACCTCTCTTTAAAGGGAATAGGTTTTTGCTAATTTCGGTTTCTCTTGATTCGTGTCCGTCTTTAATTTCTTTTACCGCAATAGAATACTGGGTTTGTGCTCTAGTTAAATCATCTAAAGCCTGACGATTCAAATCAGCAACGTCAACATATGATGTATAAACTTCCTCGTCTGTTTCTAGTTGTTGAAGTGATCTGTTAGATGCGCTAACCAAAGCTTTATTAAATTCATCCTGAAATTTTTCAACCTGCTTTTCCAAATCCTCTAAGATCTTCTTGCTCTTCTCACCCCCACCATTGTAATCTAAAGATTGTCTTCTCTGATCTAGTTCTATGAACACCCTCTTCCAATCTCTACCATATCCACCTTTCTGATCCTTTCCCTCCGCTGAAGTTATAAGATTAGCTAAAAGTTTTTTAAGATTCTTAACCCTTCCCTGATGTCCAGTAAAAATTGACTCGCTAATAAATAATGATTCAGATAAAGCTTCCTCTTCAGCTTTTAACATTTTCTCCTCTTCCTCCTCTGCTTGTTTTGCAACATAGTCAAGAGTTGTTTGAATTTTAGTTGGATCAATCTTAAATTTCTTTAATATAAATCCATCACTTTTTCCTTTACTTATTTCAGATGCTCTATTTAATGCCTCTGTAAATTTCTTTAAACTTTCAATATAAAGCCTTTTAACCTCAGCAAATCTTGAATCGCTTACGTCTGCATCGTCTGCATAGTCAACAATTTTACCAGTTAATGATTTTACCGTTTTAGATGTGGAGATATCCGATAGTTTATCCCTCATAACATCAGGATTTCTATCTCTCTTTTTAGCAAGATCGAAATTTAAAATCTTAAAGATATTTAAAATCTGATCACATATTTTAGAGATAACAGGTTCAACCTTCTCGTTTTCAAAAAGTCTTTGATTATAATCTCCTAGAAGTCTTTCCGCAATGGGATTGTGAACATAGGGGTTCTTACTCATCTTATCTTTATTTTTTAATATAATGTAGGCTTTCCCGGGTTTGCCGCTTTATCTGCTTCTTTTTCTTTTAGTGCAGCAATAAGAGATTTCATGACAGGTGAAATCTCTGCATACAAATCCGCCTGTTTGGTTAGACTAGTTATCTCACTAGCAGGATCACCTGGCTTCTTCATTTTCTTGGCTTCCTTTATGGCATCAAAATTTTCAGAAAGCTTAACCTTAAGCTTCTCTATTTTAGTTTGAACGCCATCAGCTTCATTGATTAAAAATTCGTCGAATTTAAGCATATCTTTTTATTATTGTTATTTTGGATCTTAGATCTCTGATCTCAGCCATATATTTTTCTCTGATCTCTTTTATTTTTTTAGAGGCATACTCTCTAGTTTTATGATCATTTGGATTTTTTTCAACCTCTGTATTTAAAAGGTCTCTTTCCATATCCATTGAAACATATCTATCATTCCTTTCATTTATTAGAAAAATTGCAAGTTTTTTAGCTTGATCCCTAGGGAATCCCTTAATTGCTTCTGCAAATTCGACTACTGATAATTTAGAAAGAAACTCAAAACTAGATTCCATACCTCCGACAGAATCAACCGGAGTTGATCTTTTAGCTATATCAAAATAAGATCCATAAGATCTTTCAGGAGTATATGAAGGGACTCTACCAAAAGAATAATCCCCATATTCCTCTTTAAAAGCTTCATCTTTTTCTTTTGCCTTAGTTACTGCTTTTTTATACTTACTATAAAGATCATCGGCTAAACTTGAATCTGTTAATCTTTTAGCCCTTCTATACATCTCTTCAGATATCTCAGAATCAACCGTAGCTTTTTTAGTATCCCAATAGCTCTGAAGTCTTTTATTATCTCCTATAATATTTTTAGCTTTCAACATAACTTCCTCACTCTTCTTCTCTTTAGCTTTAGTTGCTGCCGGAATTATTGCTTGATTTCTATCAATCATTCTGTCAATTCTTTTAGCATCAGCAGGATCGCTTCTTTTTTGGGATCTTTCCAAAGATAAAGAATCAATCTCAGTTTTAACCTCATCCCACTCGTCAACAAATCTTAGCTCTGAAGTTTTATATTCTGATAGAAGTGAATCAAGCTTATGTATAGCCCCGCCGAAAGCTCCACTAAACCAATTCTTAAGCTTATCGCTAATCTTTGATTCATCTACTCTATTCCACTCTTTAAATTTTAATAAGGTCATTATATATTGGGTACTTAATTTATAACTCTATTGAATTTTCTTAATAGCATCTTTTAATTTTTCAATCTTTACCTCACCAGTTCCATTTTTAGAATTCGTTGAAAAAATAGATCCTATTATTTTTTTAGTTCCTGTATTAGCATCCTGGCCATCTACTATTCCGCTATTAATCTTACTTGCTAATTTAGAAAACTCAGTCTCTTTAGCAACCTTAGAAGTTATTTCTTTCTCGCTTCCCCCTAATTCCTTAAAAGCATTTAAAAGATTAACTTTGGCATCAAGTGTAGATGTTAATTCAAGAAGTTGAATTCTCATCTTATTAACGTATGAAACTGATGCTTTACCGTTTCCTTTTTCTATTCTTTTTTGTAGGGTCTTAAGCTTCCTTTCAAGATCTGATTTCAAATCTATGATCTCTTTCTGCAAATCATTTTTTCTTTTTATAATATCAGATCCTTTTCTAGAAGAAACTTTCTTCTTCTCCTTCTCCGCATCCACTCGCTCGACAGGCTCTTCAGATTCTATCTCAGAGCTTGCTTTTAAATCATCCTCAAATTTCTCAGCTTTCTCGGCAGCTTCTTTTCTAGCAGCAGCTATTTTTTCTTCATATTTTCTAATTTCAGAAGAATCTGCTTCTGATTTAGCTAATTGATATTCAAATTCTGCTATTGTTATTTCATCCTCCGCTCTGCCAGTTTCGTAATATTCTCTTCTTCTTTCACTTTTACCTATAAGATTTCTTATGTGTTCCTGACACTTTTTTATCTTTAATCTTTGCGATTTAATATAGGTTTCAATCTGCTTAATTTTAGATTCCTTATCCTTAACTAAAGCTGTATATTTCTCTTTCTCTGATGATCTTGATAAACCACTTATTTGGTCGTTAATATTTTCTATTTCTTTCTCGATAGAGTACTTCTGTTCTATTAGGTCAATCTCTAGATCAATCATAATCTTTCTTGTCTCGTCTATCATACCAGTTTTAGACAAAGGACCCAAAAAGAATTTAGATAAAGAACTTTTTATAGAATCTAAAGCACTTCCCTCGTTTAGGTTATAAGAAATTTCTAATCTCTCTAATTCATTAAATTCTTTCCTTAATAAATCATCAGAAGATTCTAAAAGATGATCGTATTTTTTAAACTCGTTAAAAGAGGGGATATTTTTCATATTACTGCTCTGTTCTAATTTTACCTTGTATATATCCTTTTCTAGTTTTTTATCTAAGCAATAAAATAGAAAATCCTTTTAAAAAGGGCAAATAAAAAACCCTAAGTCGCCTTAGGGTTTTTTGTATGTTTAGTTTAATGATTAAACTATACCACCTGATGGGATGTTTACGAAGAACGTAAGATACATTGTTTCTGGTAAGAAGCCAGCTTCAACTAGAGCGTATCTAGATTTAACTGCAATCTTAGGAGACATTGTACCTTCAGAGATAGTCTGAATTGATTCAGCCATCATGTAAGGCATAAACTTAAGACCTGGTTCGTCATCACCACCTTTTCTACCAACACAGATTCTAGTATCAGCGTAGTTCATGTTCTGATCTACGTAAACAGTCATACCAGCAAGTGAACCTACAGGGTATAATGTACCGTTATTTTGAGTCAAAGTGTTAGAGAATGGAGCGAATGTGAACTGGCTAATGTCTTGTAAAGCAGAAGCGATTTGAGAGTTAGTAACGATGAAGTTAGCAGGTCCTCTTCTACCTCTGTTAGCAACTACGTTAGCAGCAGCAAGGATTCTAGAGAATAATCTTCTTTGTAAAGTTGATTGGTTCTCAAAGTTGTTTGTTGCGATTTGACCAGGAACTGCTAAAGAAACTCCAGTGTCCTCTTTACCTACGTAAGCAGCAGTAGCTGAAGCAGCTGAAGTAGACAAGTTTAAGTTCAAGTTTTGTCCATCAACGTTGTTAAATGTGATGTGGTTAGACCAACCTAAAGCGAATGCTCTAGCAAGGATGTGCTTGTTGATAGCTTGAGAAACCTCGTTAACAAGAGCGTTTTCAATCATTGAAATCACATCGATACCGAATTGCTTATTCAAATCTTGGATTTGCTCAGTTGTAACAGAAGCAGCAACTTGGAAAGTCTCAGCTTCTACGAACTTAGTGAAAGTCGAAAGACCCATTGAGTTGTAGTATGTAGATTCTCCAACCGCTCTTAACATTGGGTTGTAAGTCTTAGTACCATCAACGTATGGTCCTTGCCAGTTTTGATCGTTGTTGAAACCAGCACCAGAGAAACCTTGGATATGATCTTCAAGACCTTTAACTAGAGAGGCTGTTGAAGTGACAACACCAACTGCGTTTGCAGTACTAACTGTTGTAGATGAAGATACTAAAGATCCAGCAACTACTACAGAAGCAACGTTCCAACCGTCACCGATGTTTGTGATTTGGTAAATTGGACTACCATCTATTCTTGATAAACCTACGAATTTAGCAGTGATATGTTGACTATAAGAAGTAACAGTACCAGTAGCACCGATATAGTAAGTTGTACCTACTGCAGCACTATTGAAACCAGTGATACCTGTGCTTACTGCAGTTGAAGAAGCAGCAGTTGTACCTGCAGAGAACTTAATCATTGTAGGAGAATCAGCTAAATCAGCACCTGAAGTACCTGAAGTAGCACCAGCGATTTTACCACCAGCGTATACGTAGTCAAGGTATGATAAGATACCAGTAGGACCAGACATTGGGATAACAGGAACGATATCAAAACCAACAGTCTTCGCAGCTACCTGAATAGCCAACGGAAGTAATGAAGGGAATTTATCGCCTGAACCTTGATATCCAGTGTTGTAGAAGTTAGCATTAGCACTTGTAGAAGCAGTACCAATACCGTAGCTAGCGCCTGGGAATAAAGGAGCTTGTACAGCACCCATACCGTTTACTACACCTAAAGTGTTGTAAGCACCAGCAGATTCGTTTAATGAATGGTAGTGACAATATTTAGTCAACCATCCTTTTTTGCTTTCATCTGTAATACCTGCTTTGCTCTCGATTAGAGGCGCCCAAGTACTATAGATTTCTTGTTCGTTAATCAATTTCATGATTTGTGTTTATTTTTTTTTGTTTTTTATCTGTTTGTAAACTTTTTCTCTAAAGCAGAAGCTATGTAATTCATGTAATCTGATGAATAAGCTTGTGTTGCTTGAGATGGGTTGTTTGAAACCTCTTCACTTTCATGAAGTTTTTGAAGACCAACTGGGCTAGTTCCAAGTTGACGTGTTGACCAGAAGTTTTTGATCTGGTATGGAGTATCCAATCTGTAGAAGCTTGATTGAGCAATAATTGATTGCTTGTGTCCTTCAGATAAAGATTCCCAAACCTGAGCATACTCTTCAGGGATTTCGTCTATAAACTTGATACCCGTTTCGTTAATGTTCTCTGATTCGTTAAGTGATTCTGCTGCCTTTTGTTTTTTGGCTGTCGCTGCAAATCTGTTAGCAGCTTCGTTTATATTCTCCTCAGTTTTTTTGGTTTGAACTGATTCAATAAGAGAGTCGATTTTAAAAGAAAGATCATCATAGCTTCCTGCAAATCCTGATTCGTTAAGATCAGAGTCTGCTGTGAATTCCGCACTTTCTCTTAAGCTTGTTTGGTCGCTATAAGGTGCGTTTCTTTCCATTGATTCTGCGATATACTCGCTATAAGAGATTGATCTATTAAGTTTTTCTGCTAAGTACTCAGAATAATCAATTCCTTTGTTTAAATTTTCTGCTAAATAGTCAGAATACTCTATACCTCTGTTTAGATTTTCTGCTACATATTCAGTATATTCAATACCGTTGTTTACTTTTTCAGCTAAATATTCGCTATAAGCAATACCTTTATCCAAGTTCTCTGCTAAGTATTCAGAATAAGAAATTCCCTTATCTACATTCTCAGCTAAGTACTCAGAATATTGGATATTCTGATCTAATTTTTCCGCGATATACTTAGAGTATTCTATGTTATTATCAACATTCTCAGCAACATACTCAGAATAAGATATTGATCTATCAACATTCTCTGCTAAGTATTTAGAATAAGAAATTGTCTTATCAAGATTCTCTGCTAAGTACTTGCTATAAGTGATACTGTTATCTAGATTTTCTGATAGATATTCGCCATATTTAATAGCATTCTCCAAATTCTCTGCTAAGTATTCAGAATACTTTTCAAGTTTAGCAACCCTTGATTCTAATTCGTAGGTATCATTACTAGATTCTACTGATTCTCTAAGGGCTTCCTTTTGTTCTTTTAAATCCACGATAGTAGCTTTCATAGCATCCATTTCTTTTTTCAAGAAAACTGAATATTTATTAAGCTCGTCCGCGGTAACAAATTCGTTATTCTCCATAAGGGCTTTCTTATTTTTATTGTCTGTTTTATTTATAATATTGTAAAACTCTTCGTTGTTATCGACTTTATATATCTTCAAAGAAGATTCATTTTCTATTCCTAAAGACTCATTTAAGCAAATTAAGCTGTTAATTACGCTATTAGATCTGTAGTTTTCATATTCTTCTGTGCTAAATCCTGCACTTTCATAGACTCTTTCAAGCTGTGCATTTTGAAATCCTGGATCAGCAACTAAATCATAAGTGAAGATTTTTTTAATCTGAACCTTCTTATCGTTACCAACAGAACCTGCTGCTCTTGATGATATAGATAAAGGAACACCAGCATCAACAAGTTTTTTTGCGATATCTCCAGCAGGAGTATCCAAAAGCTTAACCTTTATTTTTAGAGTTCTATCACCTTTATCATGGGTAAGATCTGTTATTAAATGAGAAATGTTCTTAAGTGAAACGTCGAATTTTTCAGGATGATCCAATTCACCAACCAATCTTTTCTGAGATATCTTATCCTTTAAATAATCTAAATGAGGAAGATATTCCTTCTCCTCATAGATTCTATGATTATTGTTCTCTTTACCAAATACAGCTGCAATTCCTTCAAGAACATATTCGTTCCCTGCAGATTTTTTGGATTCAAGTATATGCTCTTGTTTCTCCAAGATGAACACCATTTGTTCATTCAATATATTATCATTTACTCTAGGCATGCTTTTTTATACTTTTTCTATATTACTTATATATCAATGTCCGATTTAATTTTTTGTGATTTTATTCGGATTTTATTCTATCTTTAACCTCTTCTACAAAATTTCTGGCAATCTCAAATGATTCTCCGTCCTGAGGACTGTACCTTCTTTTTCTATCTCCAAATGAAGCATATTTGTTGCTAAGCTTAACTTCTATTACATTACCTGCTCTATCAAGTATTTCTTTTGCAAAGGTAATGTTCTTCCAATTTGATATACTCAGTATCTCTTTTTCTTTATATGTCAAGAACTTATCAAAGATATTAACCCCTCCTGGCATTGGAGTGTCCTCTATTTCAGTTGATCTTCTATTGGAGCTAACTGAAACATCTCTCGGATTAGCCTTCACATCATCTGCTGAGCTTTTCGGTTCTGGAACATAATCAGGGACATCTGATCCACCTCTATATCTAACATTGCTTTCGTCATCATCCCCACCTCTAGTTAAAGGAGCTGTTTTTCTTTTAGTTTTTCCATCAGCATCAAGATCGCTTAATTTAGTATCATCAGGATTATCTACTTGATCGTCAGTTTGATCCTCTGAATCATCATTTGAAGCTACATTATCAGATGGATCATATTTATATAATCCCATTCTGCAATCATCTAAAAACTCGTCAGTGTTTATAAAAACATCTATCTGCTCATCATCAGATGATCCATATCCTTTTGCGTCCAGAAGAAAACTCATAAAACTACCAGTTCCGTATCCATCTTTACCTATAAGTTCAGGATTTGCGTATTCTTTTTTAGTTATATTGTATGCTGATACTACTGCAGGAGAGCTTTTTTGCTTGGGTGTTAACACAGCAACGTCTCCTGTATTTTCGTCATCATTTTCAAAAATTCCAGAAATTTTATTATTAAAATCTCCAAATTTCATAACTTCACCTTCGAAAATATACCCAGAGTCTTTTAATTCTTTAAAAGTTCTATGCTCCTTTACCCCGCTGCTAGAAATTTCGGTTACCCCGAATATGATCATTAACTCATCGTCTGTTAGTTTGGCTAATGTATCTGAGCTTATTTTTTTTCCTGAAACGTTAATGACATTTTTCTCAGAATCTTTAAAATTGAAATCAAATGTCTCGGGAGCATTTGGATCAGCAGTAATTAGCTGGCTTTCTGAATTACCATAAGCTGACATTAGCTCAGACCAGCTACAATATCCTGAAAAAATAGAGGGAACACTTTCAGCTGAGGAAAGACCATTTTGAAAAGATATTTTGAATTTAAGGTCATCATTATCGATATACCCTCTTCTAACATCCCTTGAGTTGCTAAAACTAAGAAGAGTCATATCATTCTCAGCAACCATTTTTTGCATTTCTTTAGAATTTATCTGGGCTAATATAAAAATAGATGAACCCCCATTCTCTGCTATTTTTACAAGCTCCATAGTTGTTCTTGTATCTGCATTAAAAAATAACCCCGATAAAAATCCGCTAGCTCCTCCCTTTCCCTGGCTAAAACAAACTGTTATAGCTTTACCAATTTCAACTTCTTTTGGATTAAAGTGATCTTTTATCCAGCTTTCTTTTTTAAGATCGCTATACATTGGTGCTTGTCTTCCGCTCCACCAATTCCAAGAAGATGCGATTATATCAGTAGCTATTAAAACCTCACCAACATAGGGAATAAGTCGAGATCCTAATTTTGCCCCAGTCTTACCAGCAGCTTGAGCTACTACTTTTTCACCCGCACGTAATCCCTTCCCGAATCCGCCCGCCCATCTACCTGCAAGTACAAGTTTTCGTGTTTTCCCTGCAGCTCTTGCTAGTCTAACTCTCTCATTTGCTATCCAAGTCGCATCCTTAATAATTTTACCAGCTTGTCTAGTTCTTTTCAGTACTATTAGATCCCTAGCGAATCCCCATAAACTTTTAACGTATTTTATTGTTCTAGAAGGCTTAGTAACCTTAGGCACAACTTTTCCAAAATTCTTTAGAGCATTTGTGACTCTTCTAAGCCCTATTATAGTAAAAAGTCCACCAAGTCCACCTGCAACTTTTAAAAGACCAAATACGGTTAGTCCACCAATACCCCATAAAGCTAGCTTACCACTATTATCTGCTATTGTTTGGAATATGCTCTCAGATGATGCATTGTCTGGTAATTTACCACCGGGTAGTGTTTCACTAACATTCATAATAGCCAGTTTGTTAGTGTCACCAGCACTAGGAGACATTCTAAATGCCTTTAGTGTTTCATCTAATGGTTGACCATTATCGTCTTTCATCATCATAAAAACTGCCAAATCCCCTCCAGAGTTAGAAAAACTTAAACTGTCTTTGATTTTATTCTGAGCCAGCAAAGAGTTATATGCATAATGAAATTTAATTGAATCTTTTGCCAATGCATCATCCGAACTTTGATCATTTTCTAAAATAAAATCTGAAAAATTAGAGGCCCTATCCTTTATGATACTCTCGTTTATTGGTGATGACGTTTTAGAATAAACAGAGGTATCAACAGAATCTGCTGTCCATTCTCTAGGGTGCTTACTTAGCCATCCCTTAAAATCTTCAGAGTAAGCCCACCATTGGAAATCTGTCAAATCCATATCCTGGGCATCTTTCATATCAGTGGATATTGATATTAATGGAAAATCCCCACCTTTATTATAAACTGCTTTTGAAGAGTAAAGTGCTAACATCTATATTATTATTTTTCTGTATAAATCTTATTATAAGCCTCTGCTATGGCATCTATAAGTTTTTCTATATATCCTTCATTCCTAAGCTTCTTAAAGGCAAGATTACCGATAGAAAATTCGCCGTCTTTACTTAATGATTCTTTCCTCATCTTCTGAATTTTCTCTTTCAATTTTATTCCTCTCTTATAAAGGGATTTAGCATTTGATGGAAGTGTAGTAACAAGGAGTTTTGTTTCTATTTGATCTATCTCATAAGCTAAAGAATCAGCTTTCATATTCACATCAGCTTCATCAATTTCTGGCGGATCGAATATTGGATTTTTTATCCATTCATTATTAAGTAAAGAAAAAAGACCCGATGCAGTATGGGGTTCTTTAGCATCCTGAACATATAGCTCTACATCATATCCTCTGATCTTTATATCATGTCTAAGATTCCAAACGAATCTTATTCCATCCAAAGCAGATTTTAGAATCTTTGGATTGTCATCGTCTATACCTTCAAGATTAACAATTACGTGGACGTCGAGATCTGAAAGTGGGGTGTAATTATAATTTGAGAGTGAACCTGTTAATTGAACATCAACAATATCCTTTTGCTTTAGTATTCCATCGAACTTCTCAAAAAATTCATTAGCTATTCTAAGAAGTTTTCTTCTTACTCTCTGATCGAATTCCCATGAGATCTTTCCTGATTTGTCTGTTTTTTTAGTCCAAAAAACTGGACTTAGAACATCATTATAAAATGGTCCTATTTGGGATTCTGAAATAAATTGGTTATTTATGTATTGATTATAGGATAAAACTAGACCCACAAAAAAAGGCTTTTCTTTATATATCAAAGAAAGCCTTTGTTAGTTTGAGTAAATTTATTTAAAAACAGATCTTACTCATTATTGACATAACAGTGTCAACGTCCATCTCACAATATCTTTTGATTGAATCATAATCACCTTTGTTCCAAAAATAATCGCTTACCATCGATCCATCCATATCCTCCTTAGGGGATGATAGATTAAGAGAACATGATAAAAGATCTAAACTTACTGATTTTTGATGGGTCCAACTACCGAAAGCAAATATTTCAGAGGTGTCCATAAAAGGCATATCCCATGGTTTTTTATCCCATACTTTTATAATGGATGGAGGGTTTATTCCATTATAAAGCATTCTTTTTCCTACACAGGGTATATCAAAACCTTTTATATTATGTCCACATAATTTCCAATTTTTAGAAGCAGCATTATTTAAAACCTTTGATGCTTTGGTCAAAATATCAATCTCATCTTCACCGTAAAAAGAGGCGAACCTTTTTTCACCTGAATCTGTAAATGACCCAAATGAAATGCAAACTATTCTTGAAAATTCTGGCTCCAACCCACCTTTAGCTAAGTAGATATCATTCTCTGATGCTTCTTTCATTTCCTCATAAACACTCTTATAATAAAGCTCCCTCTTTTTCCAAAGATGATATAATCTTTCATTCTGTAACCTCATTGATCCTATTGAATCGTACATGGGAACAGTTTCAACATCAAAATATAAATATTTCTGAATTGCATCTAAATTAAACATAAATAAATTTTTATAAAATTAATAAAATATCCCGAAATAATATTATTTTTTTACTGATTTATTAATAATTATAGGGGGAAGTTTCTTATAGTCCATTCTGTATTTAAGACAAACATCCTCTTTTAGTTTGGAATCTATGATAATATCTAGGTCCAATCCAAAAGTTGGAATTCTCTTGGTTAAAATGTCATTTGGATTAGGTACTAGTGGGGTACCGTTGGCATCCAATTCGGCAGATTCTGAATAAAAAAATATTGGTTTTTTTCCTATTTCCCATGTTGAGCAAGAAAGAAAAAGTGCTTCTCTAATAGAAAGACCTCCATCATTAAATTGATGGGGGAGTACTCTAAAACATAAAGGTATTCCAGATTTATAATAAACCCCCGAAAGAAGATCTGTTACCGAAAAAAGACTTGGTTTATCATCATTCATTACACATATTCTGCGTATTGACGACTGATCAAGAAGTTGCAGTCTGTTACAAAATTCATCCATTGTTTTTTTCCTATTACCATAAGCAGATCCAACCCTTAACATAATGGAAGGATAATTTATACCTATAATATCTAAACAATCGGAGAGTGAATTGATTAATTTAATTGTAGATTTTTTAGTCTCTTCCAATTGACTACCAAGAAAATAGTCCTTACCTATATAAAAGCAAATACGTATGCCATTCTTAGATATAATGGAATTTGCCTCATCAATAATTTTAGAAATCTCTGGAGATTCCTCTTCTATTACAGTATTAAAAAAACTAGGAGAAAAAATAAGCTCAGAAGCGTCTAAGCAAACAATTTTAATATCTAACGAGAGATTAAATTTACAGGAATTTATGATAACTGAGATCAGATCTGGATATGAATTAAGAACTATTGAATTCTTTCCAAATTCAGAGGATAAACCAAGATATGAGATTTCCGGTGGGGTTTTACCAAATAACATTATTCCTTTTTATATCTTAGATCAAAGGATTTAATTGGTTCCGTTTTATTATCCTCCAGTAGTTTCTAGTCCCAATTCGGAAGCATTATAAACAGTTTTTGAGTTATATGAGCTGTCAGGCATTTGGTTAAATTTAGCTTTCGATTTAGATTCGATATTTCCGTGATCCCCACCCTGAGCAAACTCAATGGCATCTGATTTAACCTCTATAACTCTTTCAGTTTTCTTTCCTTTATTGTAAACCTGTATAAAATATCTATATTCTTTCCCATCAGGATTTCTAAAAGCTCTAACTATAACCCCTATTACTTTTTTCTTAGAATCTATCGGTTGGGCTATAACAACATCACCTAATTGGAATTCAGATCCTTTGACAGTGGTTTCCATATCCGGATCCTGGCCAACAGAAACTGAAAGATCACTAAATGGCTTATAGTTTATTTTTAATATGCCATTAGCTCCTCCATATCCGTAGGTATCTCCGAAAGCTCCACCATCGAAGAATTCATTTATAGTTTTAATATGCTTCATAGATCTATTTATCTTCAAGGGACTCTCCTTTTTGGAGCTTTATGACATCTCTGATCATTGTAGCTAACTCATACTTTTCGGAGTCAAGTGCTTTTTTAAGCATAACTTCAAGTCTCTTCATATCTGAATCTTCTTTAGAAACTTCCTCCTCTCTGGACTCACTTGATATGACACATATTCTTTGCGGGGAATATATTACCTCTAGCGTAGAATCTATTTCTAGTCCAGTTTGTATGTCATTTTCGAATTCAATCTCTATTTCAATACCACCATACTTATCCCCCTTCCAGTCTGAATTAACCCAGTAAATCATCCATGCTCCATAATTAAGCTCTGCTAAATCGTTTTCTATCACATATTTTAATAGAGATTTAAGTTCACCTTTAAGATCAGCCTTGACTAAATCATCACCAAAAACTTTTCTTTTGATACCGGGGATAGCATTAGTTCCTTCTCCAACCCCCATCTTGAAGCATTTATTAACCTCATATATGGAATCCCAATCTAAACTGGAGATAACCTTATCTATTATTTTAGCATTTTTTTTCTCCATATCCTATATATCTTATTTTTGTAGGCCAACTTGATCTGAGATGTCCTCTAACCAAGAGAAATACCTTTGTGGGTAAAATTTTTTAATATCCTCTAAGTCTCTTTTAGAAACGCTATATTTATTCCTTATAAAATCTTCAATTAAATCAAAATCTTTTATCTTATCTGATTTTACAGATTCTTTTTTCTTGGTTTTAGCATAGATCCACTCAGATGGAGGTTTTTTAAACCTATGGGAAAGGGTATCGTGCCACCAATTAACAACAGGACCCGGAACAACTTTTAGTTTATTAAACTGATTGGCCTGAACTGGAAATTGAATTCCCATGATTCTATTAATCATGAAAAAATTTCTAGATTTGTCATTTTTACCAACAGATTCCCATTCTTTAGGTTTGCTGGAAAACATTACTTTTACTATGTCAAAAAGTTGCATATTATTTTAAAATATTTTCAAAAGGATCAAATCCTTTTGGTTGATAACCAGGGGTAATCCATTCTGTTCCCTCAAGTATTTTTATTCTATCCAAAGTTACTGATTTTCTTTCTAGCTTTATGCCTCTTTCTATTTCTAGATAACATGAATTTCTAATTCCCTCTGGGATAACCTCAGGATCTAGCCACATAAGTTTATAGTTTCTTAAAAAGTTATTCTTAGCTTTTATTCTATTCTCACTGCTGTCAACACCTTTAGCAATTTTCAATATCAAGCTGCTTATCCAAGATAAAAATTCTTCATTTTTAAGAAGTTCAGAAACTGGTAAATCTTTCCATTCGCTATTTAAAAATAAGTCATAGACGGTATCAGCTTTCTTTTCTGTGAATCTATTAATCTTTCCATTTACTTCAAATTCCCATACGCTAGGCACGCTATCCCCGCTATCCCCAATTAATATCTTTTTAAATAAAAAAGGTTTGCTGTCTATATTTTCAACATTAACTTTTTTAATAAAATCTTTTAATTTATCAATCTCTGGTGAAACGGTAAAACCCATATTAAAAACGCTGATCTCTCCAATTTTTTCAGAGTTATCTGCTGTCCATCCATCAGGAACTGTAAATGTATTATTTTTAGAATTGTTGTTCCATACTGCTGTCCATACCCCCTTATCAACTCTAGACAGCTGATGTAAATCTCTATCACCTGTTATGATTATACAATTTTCATTAAGCTCATTGAATTTTCTAGACCAGAATAAAAGTAAATCATCTCCCTCTGCACCTTCTATCTTAGAAAAAATAAATCCCATTTTTTCTAAATGGTGGCCAAATGATTGTAAAAGTTCGAAGAATATACTCCAGTCAACATTTTCATCCTTAATCCTACCTGATTTATAACCTCCGTTTTCTATCTCAACTTCTTTTCTCCAACTTCTGCTATCGGATGTAAAAATTAATCTCCCCCCAGCGGGTAGCATTTTTAAAGAAGAACAAAGATCAGTGGCAATTTTTCTGACGAAAGCAGATTGATCCTCTTTACGTGCTAATATTTTTCCGGGATCTATATTTTTCCCATATCCTGCAAAGATACCAAAAGTTTTATGCATTATATAATTTCCATCTATAAGTATATTAACCATATTTTATATTTTAAAAGTCTTCATTTTTTATTCTGATATCATAGTCGTGAAAATTTAAAAAATCCTCATCGTCAGCAATTAATCTTCTCTCCGCAGAATCTGCATCTTTTCTTTCAGCTAATCTTTTCTTTAGTATTTCATTATCCGGATCTATATAAATGATAAAACACCTTTTACGGTGTTCTGGCTTAATACAGCTTATTCCACTTGGTGTCATTATAAGAAGACTAGATTTTTCAAAGTCATTTATCGTTCTCCCGTATTTCCATCCATTAAAATCATGGATTTCATAAAATTTATGAACGTTGTTTTGAAAAAAAGAATCATCAACAAAATAATAGTCTTTACCCTCTTTCTCCCCCTGGCGCTTAGGCCTGCTCGTGTACGAAACACAATATTTGAATCCTCTTGATTCAAATTTTTTTCTCATGTAATCTTTACCAGATCCACCCTTTCCTACTAGGATTATTTTGCTGTCTTTAAAAGCCATACTTATTCTACCATTTTTTGAATTTGAAAAACTAAAGACAATAAAGAAACCATAGGATCTATTACCTGGGTTCTTTGGGCCTGATGCTCAGCTACTAAAACTATCACTCCAGGTATAATCTTTTTTAAATCAGGTTTATTGTTAATGATCCAATTTATAAATTCCTCACCTAATGCTGACATTACCTCATCAACTTTACCTTGATATTCTCCAGCTATTTCCTGATAGTTCTTAATTGGATCTTTTGAAGTTATTATTAAATTATAAAGGGATTCATACGTCCACCCAAGTTCCTTTATTTTATTTATATCTATTGTGCTAACTCCCTCTATCATCCAGGTTTGGATTTTATTTAATCCCGATCTGAAATCTGGATAATAAGCCTTCTGGAATTCATTTAATGATTCATCATCTATTTGGATATTAAGTTTACCTAAAATAAGTTTAACCCTTTTATTCCACTCATTCTTTAAAGCCTCTTCCTCCTCTGAATTTACTGGATTAAAGTCAACAACTTCAAATCTACTTTGTATAGCATCAGGTACCTTGTTAATATAATTGCACGTAGCGATAAATCTAGCGTTACTAGCAAACTTTTCTATTGTACCCCTTAGTGCTTTATAGAATTGATCTGAGGCCCCGTCAAACTCGTCTAAAATAACAATCTTCTTAGATGACTTCCCGTCTAATACAGATATGGTAGAACAGAAATCATTAATCTTAACCCTGATGGTTTCAACCGAGCTTTCATCAGAAACATTTATGAATATGTGCGGATATGGAGAAGCTAATATTTTAGCTAGAGTTGTTTTTCCACATCCTGGGGATCCGCTTAATAAAACATTATGATTTAACCCGCTCTCAAATAGTCTGGATATTCTGGAGGGCAATATCATATGCTTCAGCTCCTTTGGTCTTAATTTTTCGGTTAAAAGTTCTTGTATCATATTTTTTTTAGAGTATATTTTTAAAGTTGTTCCTAAAAAAGTTTAGAAAGATTATCAGCAGAATTTTTATCGCTTCTCACCTCTATAAAGCGAGGTAAAAATAATGATCTATTGCCATGCTTATCCGTTATTGCAACATTATATTGAACCGCTGCTATCTTTCCTATTAAAGAATCTGGATTAGCACTAAGTTCTTTTAAATCTGAATCTGTAAATCCTGATCCAACCTTAACATTAAGGGTTTTCGAAGAATCTGTACAGAAAAATCCGCCAATAAATCCTTCTCTTTTTCCTTCTCCTGGATACCAGCCTGTTATCTCTAAATCACAATCACTAACCTCTTTAAATTTAACCCACGACTTAGATCTTTTGCATTCATAAACTCCATTATCTTTGCATATAACTCCTTCTCCCCCAAGTTTAACTATTTCCTTATAAATAGAGGGAACATCCGAAGCATCGTTCAATTCCCATAGTTTAGCAAGTTTAACTGGGGATGTTTCAGGTAGATGTTTTACTACGTTTTCTAGAGTATGTCTTCTTGTAATATAATCAAGAACACCCACTCCTCTTTCTAAAGTTGATGCTTCCTCAAAATCAAAAACATTAAAGAGCATTCCTGATTCTATTTTAGAATCCACCTTTCCTTTTAAAATTTGGGTAACTTTCCCACTAACTGATTTTCTATTAAGATCCGTTAACTCGCCATCAAAAAACCAATCACCACTTAATCCGCTATCGTCTAAGCTCTTCTTTAAATCAGCAGTAATGGTAGGGAAGCAGGAAGAATCTAATTCATTAAAAGCCCTGGTAAAATATGATATCTCACCATTTTTACAGAGGGCTATAACTCTAACACCGTCATATTTTTCCTCACAGTAAATTTTATCCCATCTCTCAATAGTTTCATGATCGTCAGTAGCTAACATTAATGAGGGATCAGGGATAAGTTCCTTACCGACAGCTTTATTGATTAATTTAGCTCCTATTCCAATATTCATTCTTTTCGTTAGAATTTTCATTAGATATTTTCTAAGCTCGATATCTTCATGATCATCATCTGATAATCTACAAGAAATTATCGACTGAGCACGCCCTCTTAGAAGGTCATTAGCAGCTGGAGCTTTTTTTAAATCCTCTATAAGAGATCTAAACTCGTCCCAAAGATTTGGATTTTTTTCTCCCGGTAAAATTTGTAAATTTAGCTTATGTAGTTTCGTGGTGACGAAGGGATTAAAACAAACATCTAAGATGTATTCCATTTCAGGACTTAGAGATTCTTTAATAAGAGTTTGTTTTGCTTTTTGTGATCCCTCACCAGTTAAGCTTTCTAGATCTTTTAATGTTTTAATTGATTTAATCATCTATATTTATTTTTTACAAATATAGATAATTGTCTCGGGGATTAAAAATAAGGGGGGATGTATTTTATAGGGTAGCTGTATCTTCTGCCCCTGCTTCGCCTTCAGCTCCTTCCGCATCAGCAGCTGCCTTAGCAACTTTTTCTGCTTCTTTATCATCTTTCTTTTTGTATTTCTCATTAAGAGAAATTAGATCTGGGTTAAGACCTAAGAATCTTTGAATTAAAAATCCAGCATCAAAATAGGGAACTTCTGTTTCTCCCATTTTAGTTTTAAGCTCTCCTAGACCTGTGATAAACTCTGTTCTTTTCTGATAGGAAGCAATTTGAACTTGCTCATTGAATGGACTTTCCCTGTGGAAATTTATACCTAAATTAGTTTTAAAACTTCTGTCTTTAGCAAGCTCTGGATGTTTTAAACACATTTGTATGTAAAGGGGTTTTACTAGGATCTCTTGGAAAATTGATCTTAATCTGGTTAAGAATTTTTCAAATCTAATTTCATCTCTCTCTAAAGAATCTATGCTCACTGAATAGTTAACTGGTGTTGCTCCTCTTGAAGCAAATCTAGCATAGGGAATCTTAGAATCCATTTTAAGTTTGTTAAAGAAATAGAGAACATTTTCCATTACATTAAAATCAGGTCCTGATGCATTAAGAGACTCAATTGTTGGAGATTGGCCATTTTGTTCAGGGAAAAGATAATTCTTATAGAACTGTATTTTTGGTTTACCGTTAACAGTCATTTCACCTGATGAATCATTTATAGATATCTCCTCCTTGTAGTTACTCATTAACTGTCCCAGGGTTTGCATTGCTTTCTGAGGAGACTGTGTTCCAGTTGGAATTATAAATTTAAGTCTGAATGAAGCGTTCATAACATTCCAGATAACCCTAGAATTTTCCATTATTCTTAAAATGTTATATGATCTTACAAGTCTTTCTAAATAGCTAACTCTTGATATAGAATTTCCTTTAGCATAGGAAATGTAAATTATCTGCTCATTAGTTAGTTTTCTTGTCATTTGAGGATTCTTCGGATATTGAATCCAAAATTGTTTATATTCATTCTCCCCAATCTTCTCAACTGCAGGTTGAAGTGATGTTGGATCAAGCTCCTTAAATCCTATTATTTCCTTACCTGCATTATCATATATTATTTCAAATGCTAAAAATCCATCAACTAGAAATTGTTTAAAAAATTGCCAAGCTAATATTGTATTTTGAAATCCGAAAACATTATAAAGTCTATTATAATTATGAGTGATCTCTTCTCTCGTTTTATCTTTTAGATCCTGAAGATTTACAAAAGATGGTGTTGCAAAGAAATTACGGTCATCATAACTTATACACTCGTCAGTTACAGTATCTAATATAAATTCAATCTCGCCATTTAAAGAAAACTTTCTTAAGAAATTTCTTTTCTCAATATAATCTTTATCAAAATAAGCTATGTATTTCCTAACCCTTGTATCCTGATATGATAATGTCCAATAAAAAGCATCATTTTCGGTAAATCCTGTACTTGATTGATTAAAGAATGCAGATTCAGTTTTACCAACTGCTTGAGAGTTTCTTACAACCATGTCATCATACTCCATGCCAAGCTTAGAAATTCTTCCAAGATTTCTTATTATATTACCTAAAGCTGATTGATTGGGTTTAAGCCCGTCTGTAAATCCTGCCATTTTTTATTTTTATAATGTTGCCGTTTCATCATCCCCTGCTTCTTCTCCACCTTCCTCACCTTCTTTTTTAGCTTTTTTCTCTTCTTCTTTCTTTTTCTTTTTAGCCTCTTCCTCTTTCTCTTTCTTCCTTCTTTCGACCGCCTCCTGGTTAGATTTTATATCCTGATGTGACATTCCTAAAAAGTTTTCAACCAAGAATGAAACAGAAAAATAAGGCTTTTCTCCATCTTCAAGGAGTCCAGCCATAGCTGTAACCGACTCCTTTCTTTTATTAAACATTTCTATCTCCTGATTTATCTTAAAAGGATTATCCGAAAAATATTCAAGGCCTAGTTGACTTTTGAATGTAAAATCCTGCTCTAGCTGAGGGTGTTTCTTTGCCATTTGAATCCATAAAGGCTTAGTTAATATCTCTTGAAATGTCGATCTTAATCTAGATATAAACTTAGAAAATCTAATTTCCTCCTTATCTAATCCTTCTGCAGCATTTACATAAGTTGAGGTATTACCTCCATCCGGACCATGGAATCTAGATGCTGGGATTTTAGATTCCTGAGAAAACTTATCATAAAAGTAATTCAAAGGTGTCGTGTCGTTTAAATTAGGTCCTTCAGTAGTTATTGGCTCTATGGTAGGAGTTCCGTTTACCCCTTGTGGCATTAAATAATTCTTATAGAATTGTATTTTAGGTCTGCCATCAACAAGTAGCTCTCCTGTATCATCATTTAACTGGATGTCTTCTTTATAAATACTCATTAATTCACCCAATGTTTGCATACCTTTCTGCTGAGATTTTGTTCCAATTGGAACGGTCATCTTTAGCTTAAACGAAGCATTCATAACAGACCAAATTACCCTGGTGTATTCTATAATTCTAAGAATATTATAAGGGCGAATCAGTCTTTCTGTGTAACTAATTCTTGATATAGAATTTCCTTTAGCATAAGAAATATAAATGATCTGTGGATCGTAAAGAACTCTTCTTTTTCTAGGATCCTGAGGGAATTGTGTCCATGTACTTAAAAAAGAACCATTTGGTTGCTTTTCTACACTAGGAACTATTGTTACTGCATCTATCTCTTTAAATCCTATTATTTCTTTGCCTGAATTATCGTATATTATTTCAAATGCTAAAAACCCATCAACTAAAAATTGTCTAAAATATTGCCAAGCTGTTATATCATCGTTGAATCCCCATACATCGTATATCTTTTTATATGTTTCATACAGATCATCCTTAAGCTTTTCGTTAAGATCGGTAAGATCTATCATATCAGGATAGGCAAAATAGTTGGAAGGATTATATGATATGGATTCATCGCAAAGTATATCAAGGACCCATTCAATCTCAGGGTTTAAAGAAAATTTTCTGAGGTAATCTCTTTTGCCCTTATAGTCTTTATCGAAATATGATACAAATTGTTTGGTTGTTATATCTTGCTTAGCCAAGGTCCATAACATACCTTCATCTTCGACATTTGATTTATTTTTATTAAGAAAAGAAGCCTCTGTAGCTCCTACCGCTTGGGAATTCCTAATAACCATATCATCATACTTCATCCCAAAGGTACTTAACCTTTTAAGAGAATCCCTAATTCTTTGTATAACCGGGGATTGAGAAGGACCATTATTATCTACGAAACCAGCCATTTGTAATTTATTTCAGTTATTTTAGTCTACTTTCTAAATTAATTTCGACTCATATTCTTTATATATCCCCTGAGGTTGCAAGCCCTCTATCATAGATAAACGAAGATATGGAATTTTATACCAATCTTCAAGATCTAATATTTTTATATCTTGCATAAACTTAGCTTTAAAACCAAAAAAAGATTTTTCATATCCGGTTTCTGCTAATGCCTTATTTAAGAATGATGAATTTAAATCTATCGGTGTTATAGCCCCTCCTCTTGGATATGCCTCCTCGTTTTTTTCTAGCACCTCTGAAAAATTATCAAATACTTTGGATAATATTTCTATTTTTTTAATAGGGGGGACAGTAATTAAATCTATTCCTTTTAATATTGTACCGATTTTATTATCAAGATAATATCCAGTAGATAAAACTATAGGATTCCTGTTTATAAAGGGTCTTTTTTCGCTAACCTTAGAATCTGTTGTGTAATAGAACGAGTATATTTGTCCAGGTATAAACGGGGGATAGAATTTTTTGTCTGATTTACCGTTTCTAAAATATTTAGCTTCAAAAATATTATCAGTATTAGAAACTAATTCCGATGTATTTTTAAAACTGTTCTTATATTCTAAAACTGATTCTGAATATTTTCTCATCTACTTTTAAATAAAAAATTCTCATCAACAACACCAAACTTAAATCCTCTTTTCTCAGCCCAGTCTTTGGCTGCTTTAAACTTAGCTTGATTTGTTATCCAGATCTGCATATTTCTATTATATGACTTTAATTTAGAAAGAGTCATATTACCCTCATATATTGGCTTTTGCGTTTGTCTCTCTGGCTTAATCTCTATAATCCATTCTTGGATCTCGTTATCCTCTCTTATAACTTTTATATAAAAATCAACATTATATTTATGCTCTTTTTTATCTAAAGGATTATAATAATCTATAGCCATGGGCTCTGATGACCATTTAATTATTGATTCATTAGTATCACAATATGTACAAAATCTATATTCCCACGAGGATCGGTATATTATATTATGAATATCCCCAATATACTTATCTTGATTAATAGGAGCATATAATCCAGACTTATATTCACCATTGGGCTTAACCTTTTTAATATCAGTCATATAAATTAAATGTTATATGTGTTATCATCACCTGTGATATAGCTAAAGGGTATAGTTTTAGGACTCTTAGGCGGATGGAGTTTTTTCCAGCCTTTAGCAAACCCATTCTTCGCTATCTGAGTAAAATATGCAAAAGGATTATTCGATTTCTCTGGGTTGAACCTATCCCAATATTTGCAAAGATCTTCCATCGCAAATGCCATGCAATCGTCCTTATCATCAGGATCTTTATAGGCCATTTTTTTAGATATCCCTTGTATCATTAGGGTAAACATAGCTATTGTTTCAGGGGTTAGCTTTCCGTTTTTCTTTGATTCTACAACAGCTATCATTAGATCGCTATTTTTTACATAATCTTTGGCCATTAAGTGTGAGTTTATTTGGATTAGAACTATTATATTCTAGTTAATAAATATGATAATATTTCAATAAAAAAGAGAATGCGATGCATTCTCTTTCTAATATTTATTTAGATTCTTCAGGCTCCGAAGAATCATCGTCTGTATTTTGTATGATGTCCTTCCCTGTTGGTGCTTTACTAAGTTTTCCTGCAGATGGATCTATGAATTTTTTCCCTGGTTTATTCTGATCTTCAGCTTTAGGAGCAAAGTAAAAGTGCCTAGTTACTTTTTTTTTAATTCTTCCCCTTCCGAAAGATTGTAACCTCTATCTTTTGCTGCTTTAAAGTTTACATTTCCTTCCTTTCCTGGAGCAGATACTAATCCTTGTTTTTTAGTAATTCCTGCAACTACGCTGTTTGTTTCTTTAGCTTTCCTTCCGTGATCTGGAGCAGAAATTAAAGAATTCATTAAAGCAGGCTTATGTGTTTCTCCTGCATGTTTTCCATTCTCTGGAGCATGTGCTAAATTATTAGGAGTTGTTCCTTTAGTTTGAGGAGCGTGTTTTCCACTTTCTGGAGCGTGAGCGGTGGTATTATTTTTCGTAGTTCCTCCAGTAGATTTAACTTTAGAACCTCCGTTTGGGGTTTTAGCATAATTGGTAGCTGTCGTTTTACCCTCTGCTATATTGTACCCGATTTCATATTTATTTCCTGCAGCATCTACACCGTCAAAATCTACATCACCTTCTTTACCTGGAGCATCTCTTAAAAGATTTTTTCCTTGCTCCTTTCCTTTAACCATTTTAGAACTGCCTGGAGCAGCGGCTAAATTCTTCTTATTTGCGTCCTTACCTTTAGTCATCTTATCATTACCTGGAGCTTTAACTAATTGGCCATTCTTATATTGGGATTGAATTTTCTTAATGGCTTCATTCATTGTTAAATTGTAGCCATGAAATCCGTCCATATCTACCTCTATCTCGTCTTGTTCACCTTTAGGGGCATTAGCAAATGAGTGATTAGTAGCAAGAGTCTTTAATATTTTCTTTTGCTCTCCGATGCTTAATTTAGATTTATTAAGGGTATTAAGAGTCATTGATTCTTTCATTTCCTCTTCTCCGTCTTCATCGCTTCTATCTGATCTTGATTCCTCGTTATCATTAGCAGCTTGATTTAATGCGCTGTCTAAATCAACTATTTCATTTACCAAATAATCAGACGTTTTTCCGCTATCTAAAAGAACTGTAAATCTTCCAGATGTTCCATCAACAGAAACTATTTTTCCGCTTTCTCCTGATTCTTTTACTTTAATATAAGAACCTATATGAAATCTTTCATCTTCTGTTATGTAAACCTCGTCGATTTCTGGAGTCATTTCTATTTTAGCTATCTCTAAGTTTATTTGATTCCACTTTTCTTTTAATAGAGATAATTCTCTATTTAATAAATTATGTGCAGCTTTGATTTCTTTAGAATTAGCATAAAGTTGATTGCTTTCCATTAGGGTTTCAATCTTAGACATTTCAATCTCCACTCTAGAGATATTTTCCAAAACTTTATTTCTGTCATTTATCATAACAGACTTAACTTTTTGTTCTCCCTCTAAGAATTCTGTTAATCCTTCAGATATGTCGTATCTTAGTAATTCTTTAACCATATTAACGGCTTGTGTTCCGTTAACCGGGAATAGTGAATTTTCTCTCATACCCTCATTAACACGGTTTAGATAGATTTTACCTTCCCATTTTATTAAATTTGCGGTTACACCCTCGTAGATATTAGAAACTATAGATTTAGCAAAATCTAATTCAACAATATCGTTAAATCCTCTGTATATGGTAATAACATTAGTGATTGTCTCATTCTCATTAACACCAAAGTATGCACCTGCCTCTAAACCTAAAAGTTTACCAAGTTCACCTAAGCTTCTAAAATTTAATTTGGTTTTATCTAAGTAAACAGAAAGATCAGAATTTTCTTCAACCAATCTAACAGTCTTTTTACCAAATCTTACAAATACACCGTTTTCGTTTACTTTAACGCCTTCGTTATTTAAAGCAGAAACAAGAGATAAATAGTCATTAGAAATATATTGTATTCTGTCCTGAGCGATTTTACTAACCCCGTTCTCTGAAGCTTCAAAAAGTGTTTTTCCTATAGCAAATATAGTATTTCCTTCTTCTATTAAAACTGGTGAATGCACTCTATTAACAGTAGATTCTCCTTGTGAAACAGGTATTTCCAAATTTCTAGAACTTCTTGATTCATTAACATTAAGATAATTGATCAAGTTTCTAACTACTGAATTAAAAGCCTATTTAGAAATACTTTTAGATAATATACAAGAAGATTTACTTTCAGATATTAACCAAGAATTTAAAGATTCAGTTAATTCAGAATAAAAGCTAGAACTTCCACTTGATTTAACATTCTCTAAAACTTTAGAAACCTCTATTTCTCTAGAATACTTATCAACTCTTCTGTTTAATTTAGTTAAAACTTCACCTACTGTAAAATCCCATTTAAAATTAGAAGCTTCTGCTATAAAGTTATGAATTAAAGCGAATTCTGGGATATTTTTATTTTCAATTAGATTTGAATATTTTTCACATAAAACTCTAACTGGATGATGCTCATAAATCGAAGAGCTTTTTATCTTTGAGATAGATTCTAAAACACCTAATTTTTTTAATCCCTGAGCTTCGACAAAAGAGTTAGCAGAGGAATCTCCAGAAGCAGCACTAGCTATTTCTCTAATTATAGAATTGTCATTGTTTTGACTTTCTTTTATTAAGTATGTTCCTGAGTTATTTAAAGGAGCTGATTTTACACCATCCCAAGATGCCATTAATGAGTCAGCTGCTCTTTTAGAGGTTTCAGCTTCTTCCCTTTGTACTGCATCCCTGTAGTTTAATATACTTGGGCTAGATAAAGGAGTAACAAAATTCTCATTTAACACATTAGTTATAGCTTCAGGGGATATTCCACCTTTACCACTTAGGTATGCCTCGCAAATTTGTCTAACCTCAGGTGATTTAGTTTGTTCCTTTAGTTGTTTAACTTGGTTTATAAATTCCATAGTTTTTAATTATTTTATCTGATTATATATCCAAAAAGGTATGATACTTTTTACTATATATTTGAATAAGCTAGGATTTTTATCATCTAGCCACCAATATTTCCAATTTTATGTCAATGTTAGGGTGTGGATTACAAAATACTATACCACCATTCTGTGAATATACCCCAGGTTTAGAAAGAAGCCACCCCTCATAAACAGAGCTAATTGAAGATATTCTTTTACCGCTAAGCACCATCAGGGTGCCCATATTATTAGTAACCCCTTCGTACGTCCACGTAAGATATTTTTTAGATTCAACAGTTAAATCAGGAAATGTTGCCTTAATAGCTATAAAGGAAACGTATCCTAGATCATCACCTATATCTGTTTGACTTAGGAGAAAGCATTTATCAGCCTTTAGGATAACCCTACTTTTTGAGAAAGAAACAAGCTCTTCCTTCATATCCTTCAGATCAAGATATACCGGGGGTGTAGTTTTTGTTCCATCATCTAATACTAAACTACCTCTCGAAAAAGTGAATCCAGGAACTTCTGGAACTGGACATATAACCGGTTGTGTAGCCATTTTAACTTGATATTATTATTGTAAGCTTAACATTCAAATTGGTAGGATTTGTAAAAGAGATTCCTCCATTTGCTATGTTAGCTGGTCCCGTGTGACCGTAGGTAGAAAAAGGATCAAGATCCCAACCATACCAAGAAGAGCCATTCTTAACAGCTCCGCTTAAAACCATAAATTGACCCATAGGGTTTCTTTGGGATCCTTTATAATCCCAGAATATAGATCTATCACCATCGGTTGCTTCAGGGAGATAATATGCTCTAGCAACTATCATAGAAACTTCACCATTCGTTGTTTGCAAACTTGAAGGATCTATATTAACAGTAGTTCTTGGCGATATTACAAATGTCTGTTTCTGATATTCTGAGAAATCTAATAATGGGTGAAAAAATTCAGAGATATTCAACGTGTCAAGAGTCTCAGCTTTTCTGGATACGTTTATGGTATTTCCCGAAAAATTAAGAACCGGAGGGGTATTAAATCTTTTAAATGTTGCATCAATTATACTTAATTGATCCTTAATTTTAGCAATATTGCTATAATTAGTAAAAAAATTATTTCCGGTAGGTCCAAGCTCTCCATCTACAGGTGAAGATGGATATGCAGACGAACCACCAGGTAAATTTATACCTCCACCCCCGGAGTCTCCACCGTCATAATCTTGTACTTGTGATGTATCGTTGTCTGCCAATTTATTTAAATTATTTTATTTATATCCCATCTTATGCCTTAATGAAGGGTCCTCAACTCTCTTTAATGGAACGGAGTTACTATTAACGGGCTCTAGATTTTCAGGTGCCCATGAATTTACACCTGCCTCCAAAATTACAGATTCATCATGAGGGATATCAGTTTCTTCCAATTGCTCATCTTGATTAATCTCTGGCTCAGTTGTTGTTTCTTCCTGAGGAATTATTGGTTCTTGATCTGCTTCAGTTCCAATTTCATCTTGATTAATCTCTGTGGGTTTAATGTAATCAACTAGAGACTTTATAAACCCTAAAGAAACCAATGGAAGTATAGCACCACTTATTAATGAAAGGATTCTCTTTTGATAAATTAAATCCTCGTCAACCATTCCAAATAATTCTACCCATGATTTAAAATCACTTAAATGAGTGTATGCATAATAAGTATTACCCATAGCTTGCATAAGGGTTAGTATTATGAAAAGCATCCAAACTAAAAACTTATTTGTTTTATCCAGTATAATAAGTGATGATAACGAAGCGGCTGCTCCGATCTCAAATGCAAGAGCTAATGATATAGCTAGCCATCTAGGATTAGACAGTTCAAAGAAATTTATAACGTGTACAGTAGATATCGCAGAAACAATTAAATAGAGGCCAACGAAAGTTCCTATGATAAAATAGCTTGTTACTTTTTTATTCATTCTCGTTTAAATTTTTCAATTGTGCATCAATCTCAGATTGGCGATTAACATCCAATATTTTTCTATCGGTGGATTGTATCATCCTTTTCTCTGATTTAAGTCCTTCAATTTCCACTATTTTCTTAATCTCTTTCCTTGTACAAATAGAATCTATTCTAGTGTTAGTGTCCTTTATTTTTTTCTCTATAGAAGCTGATCTTCTGCAGTTTCCACACTGGCCTATTGAAACAAGTACCAAAAAGGCTAAAATGATTTTTGTTAAATTTTTATCTATGAAATTCATAATTTTCTGTTTTTTTATATATCTTTATTCCTATTCAACAAAAAAAGCTGGATACGAATCCAGCTTATTTTATTAAAATTATATTATTTATTCAGCATTTATTCCCTGCATAGCTGCAGTTAATTCTTTTTCTAACCCTTTTATCTCTCTGGCATCTGCTTTAGCATCATCTATCGCCTGATCGAATGCCTTGTATAAAGAAATAAAATCTTCAGCACTTGTTAATCCTTTCCCCTTCGATTTAGCTATGAAATAATGACTAGCTTCTAAAGGTAAAGCTCCTAAGAATATTACCGAATTTTTAACTCCTCCTTCTTTCTTTACTCTTTGGATTTGTTTATTTATTTCCTTCACTCCTAAAGCTTCTGTTCCTGACCATTCAGCTTCATTTTGAATGAATGATTCATATCTTTGGAAAAGAGCATCTGTCATAGAAACAGCATAAACTTTATTCTTTATTTCCTCTTTTTTTGAAGCTATATCATTCTCTAGCTTAGAAATTAATTCATGGTCTAAATTAGATTCATGAGCTAATCCAGGAATGGTAGCTTCCTCCATAGTTTTAAATTCAACTTCATTAGAAGCACCCGGCTCCATAACTTCGATTTGTTTTTCTGATTTTCTTGCCATTTTTATCTTTTTTATTTTCTAGTTAAAGTATTCTAAATTGTTCCTAATCTATATTAAAAATATCAAATTCAGT